TCAAACGTTATCGGTTATGAGAGAATCATCAACTTCATTAGTTGGTAACTGAATCAGAGAGGATAACAAAGAATTGCAAACTTTGTGAATGGTAGTCCACGCTCTACTGACCTCTCTTAAAAATCGAATGCGTGGGAAAGGCGTGACGATATGACACTGTACGAAATCTTAGGAATTACTCCTAAAAAAGAATTATCCAAATTAAATATTGAAAAGATTAAATTAAACCAACCTGAACTTTATGATCTTATTCAAGAATTCACCGAAGAAAAAAGAAAACAATATAATTTATTTAAAAATATTATGGATTTTGTGGATAAAGATTTATTCTATAGGATGTATCTTGAAGATAAAAACAATCATACTGAATATGTTTACTTCATAAAAAATGATACGACTGGACTAATTAAAATTGGAATGACAACTAACCCACATGATAGATTATCTTCTATATCTTCCACTCTTAAAACTGCTACAGGCATTGAACATAACTTGAGATTTATTGGAATAATATATATGACATCATCTTGTATGAAAGATTATGAATCAGCTTTGCACAAAAAATATGAACAGTATAGAAAATATGGAGAATGGTTTGATATCTCAGAAAAAGAAATAATTAATACATATTTTATTGATTCATTTAATGTTGATGGAATAAGATTAGACATAGAAGAAGATAATAGATGCATTCCTCTAAATTATATAAACGAAGAAGTACCAGATGATCTGTTTAGGCTTATTGTTATGTATCAAATAATGGATAAATGCAAATATAAGCATTCTTCTTTAGTTATAGAAAATGAATATGTAAACATGATGATGTACTATAATCCCAAAAAGATTATTGATATTATTCAATATGGATGCTACAAGCGATATATTGAATATATTTTAGAAAAGACTTGTAGAGTTGTGTAATTATAGACCAGCTACATATGCTACACGGAAAGGACTGGAATATATCAGAAAGATGTTATCTAAACAGAATAAATTATGTACTGAGTAAAATAGTAAGGAGCAGTTTAACCACTGCTCCGCTATCACTACTTAGAAGAATTGTTTTATTAGTATAATAAGCCATGTTATTGTATTTGGCAATTTCCCACTAATCTTTCAGCATCTTCTTTTCCAAAAATGATATAAGAAGTAAATAAATTACCCTCATACACATCACCATTCATTTTAATTACATATAAATTTTCCGTGTTATTATGTACTTTTAAGTAATTTATATTAACATTAGTTATAATGTTAATATTCAGTACCTTATAGTTTTCTTCATCCCAGCTAAGTGGACGTAATTGATCATCCAAACGGTGAAAGCTTGATAAACATGTTCCAGTAAAAATACTACCTAATTCATACAAAAATGATTCCATAAGCATACTAAACTGGCTAATATACTTTGGATACTTATTCTCAATTATATTTTTAAAATAATCTTCAACTACTTGAGAAAAACATAGCAGTATGCTTCCTTTTACTATTCCATAAAAATTGACCATAACATTATACTTTTGTAATTTGTTTATGTTTTTTCTTACCTCTAAAATATTTGCATCAGTCAATGATTGAGGCACATCTACTATTACTGATGTTTGAAAAAAAATTGACATATTCGTATAAGCAGAAGCCATTGCAATAAAAGATATTTCTTGTAATGCATCTTCGAATATCTCTTTGGTTCCTAAACACTTATTTGAAAAAGAAACGATTGTAGCGTTATATGTACTATTCTTTGCTGTAGTATTGATATGATTCTCTTGCTTTTTTTCTTTATCTTGATACACTCTAAAAGATTTATAAATAATTCTTGTATCAAAGTTGGGGTCTTGTGAGTATTCGCTCCCTACAAAATAAATTATTTTTTCCATTTCAAATATTCCATATAAAAGAGTAAGGCAAAAACATAACAAACATATTATTATTGCACCAAAAACGCCAAAATTTTTTAATGAGCTTTCAAATTGTGGGCTAAAATATGAAAATACAGTTATTACTGCTATCAAAGACGGAATTGAAAATGATAAGAATCTCTTTGCGCATTTAATCCAGAAGTCTTTTGGCATAATTTCATCTCCTCATAGCATTCTCTGAGTCTAGCATAATTGTTTCTCCTCATCTGTACTACGGTATTATAACATATAATTTTGGTATTGGCTAGTAGCTTAATTGGTAAAGCGTCTGACTGTTAATCAGAAGGATGTAGGTTCGAGTCCTATCTAGCCAGTTTGGAATAGCCATTATGGCTGTCTTTTTAACTGAAAATGACAATTAAATGAGGTATATATGATTTTACATTTTAGTATATATGACAATAAACCTATAGACATAAAATCAAGTGATTTCAGAACTCTAATTACTGATTCTGTACGAAAAATGATATTAAAAGATTGGGATAAATACGTTAAAGTCAATCAGCATGAAGAACTAACTAACGGCAAAAAAGGATATTATACCGAAATAACATTGTGGGAAGATTAGATATCTTCTACATATTCAAAATAGTTAATTTTATCACAACTTTGACATCTAACACAGTATTTATTATCACCCTTATTTTTATCTATTTTAGAAGCAGATATTGAGTCACTTGGATAACTACCAATGTACATTCCAAATTCCTTTGAGCGTATTATATAATGCCATTTAATTTCAGAGTTACAGTTAGTACATTTAATAATTCCTGATAATATTTTTTCTGGCTTTATGTTATACATTTTCGGTCTCTCCTTATTGGATGCTTTTATTATTGTACTATAAAAAATGGAACTTAACAATTGAATTTAAAGATAAAGTATAACTTATTTAGAAATTTTATAAAGATTATTTTAAAAGTACTGCTTCTTCGGAAGTTAGTGCCTAATTCATTTGAAAGGCGGTGGCATTCATAGCTACAAAAAAAGAAATAAGAAAGAAAAAATGTCCTATTTGTGGCGATAATAAGTCTATTGCCACTGGTTTTTATAAATCATCTAGTCCTTTATTTTCATTAGATGGGTGTGTACCAATATGTATTTCATGTGTGAAAAAGGAAGTTATAAATAAAGATGGCACTGTTAATGAAAATAAATTAAAAACAATGTGTCAGAGATTGGACAAGCCATATTATACAGATGAATTAGATTCTGCATTTTTACAATGCAAAAAGGAACATGGCTATTTATCTGATGATGAAATCGCTAAATATGGAAATGAAATTATTGGTTTCTATTTTAAGAATATCAATACATTGAGACAAAATAGAAATAAAAGTTTTGTAGATTCTGAAAAAGATGGTTTTTCTCATAAAACTGTGAATACCAATACACAAAATAGGAAAGAGCAAACAATACAAAGATATTCTGATATAAGAGATAAAAAGCAAAATACAGCTGTATCTGTTACAAATAACACCATTGAACAAGAAGAACTTATTTATGATGATAAATGGATGGGTAAGTATAGTCAAAAAGATATTGATTACTTAAATAATTATTATACCGGACTTGAACGAGACTATAAGATAATCACAGAAAACCACCGTGATTATGCTCGTAAAATTGCTAAAGCAAGTCTTCAAATGGATAAAGCATTTGATGGAATGATAAACGGGATTGATGGTGCTGATGCAAGGTATAAAAATGCAAGGGAAGCGTTTGATACTCTTTCAAAGTCTGCAAAATTCAGCGAAAGTACCAGAAGTGTAAATGATGTTGGTATAAGTAGTTTTTCAAAAGTTGCTGCTATGGTAGAAGCTCATAACTGGATTCCAGAACACAAACCATTAAAGAAAGATACGATTGATGAAATGATAGACTATTTAAGCACTATCACAAAATCATTGTAATGGTGTGTAAATGGATAAATACGAAAAACAGCAGGAAAAGGAAAAACAATTATACGACAAAAAACACGCAGAAGATTTTGACTCCACATATTCCAATGACCCAATTAATGAATCTTCTATCGACTATGAAGCATGGACTGATTTTTTTTCATATTACAGATATTATATTGATGAGTTTGTAATTGACATACTCCATGTAGATCTTTTTCCATTTCAGAGAGTAATACTACGTGCTATGGGAAGAGGTCAATTTAGTTGTCTAATTGCTTGTCGTGGTATTGGCAAATCATGGATTGTATGTCTATTCTATGTATGTGTTTCTATTCTCTATCCGGGGCTGAAGTGTGGTATCGCATCTGGCATGTCACAGCAGAGTCGTAACGTAATCATTCAGAAATTAAAAGGTGAGCTTTCTAAAAATGAAGCTATTGCAAGAGAAATAAATTTTCCTATAAGAACTGGTGCTGATGATTGCTATGCGGAATTTAAAGGTGGTTCTGAGATTAGGGCAATAACTTTGGCACAGGATCGTGGTGGTGAAAGTGCGAGAAGCTGGAGGTTCCATTACCTCCTGATTGATGAAGCGCGGCTTGTAAAAGATGACATTATTGAAACCATTTTAATTCCTATGACAAAAACAAAGCGTCCTAACGCTTTGAAGTGGAAGCAAAACGAAAAAGGCAAAGTTATCTTTATTTCTTCTGCCTATCTAAAAACGAGTTCACTATATAAAAGATTTAAATATCACTATGAACAAATGGTGGATGGTAATAAAAACTATATTGCTATGTGTTTTCCTTATCAAGTAGGTATCCAAGCTGGATTATTTGGCGAAGACGATATAGAGCAAGAATTATCAAAGCCATCTATGACTAAAGACAAATTTGCTTATGAATATGAAGGAATATTTGTTGGTTCCAGCGGAGAAAGCTATTTCCCTTACGAATTGACAAATGAATGTCGTGTGCTTGAAAGACCAGAATTAGAACAACCTAAAAAGTCTAATTCAATTTATATTATTACTCATGACGTTGCTGTTTCTGATGCAAAAGGATCTGATAACGCATGTACACATGTAATTAAGCTCAAGCCACGACCAGATGGAACATATTTAAAGCAAATCGTATTTACTAAAGTTGTTAATGGTATGCCACTCAATAAACAAAGAGATATGCTAAGAGAACTATTACATTTAAAATTTCCTAATACAGAGCGAATATTAGTCGATGCTCAAGGTGCAGGTGCCGGTTTACCGAGTTTGTTCTATGAGTCATGGGAATATAGGGATGAACGTACTGGAAAAGTAACAGAATATCCTCCTTTAATACAAGACGATGACGAAATAGGAATTAAGACTATAGAAGGTGCATTACCTATTATTCGTGCTATTCATGGTATGAACAACTTTGTAAATTTGTATTATCCATACATGAAAGCATGTTTTGAAAATCATACTTTGGAGCTATTAAAGCAATCAGAAGAAGTGGATACATTACATAAACAAGGGCAACTTACATTGGATGAATATGAGCAATATATACAGCATGATATTTTACAAAGTGAATTAAGTAATATTAAACAGGATTTTACAAATGCAGAAAAAATGACATACACAAGAATAGTAAAATCCACAAAGAGAGATAGAGCAACGAGTCTTATGTATGGACTAAGTATCTGTTGTGAAATGGAGAATGAGAACAAAAACAAAATATATAAAAAGCAGACGAAAACTAATGTCTCCTCTCTCACTGCTCTTGCACGAAAACCCAAATTATATTCTCATTAGAAAGGTGGTGATTAAACATCAAAGAAAATACAAATAACAATGGAGCAATAAAAGAACAGTTTCAAGAAGATAAAAAGAACGTGGAAAATTTTCTAAATGGGAAATCACCGACTTTCAACTTTGCAAGTTTGAAACGATTGGCGTTATCAGAGTTAGCATATAAAGGTGCTTTCAAATACAACCGCATTTTTGGTTTTACAAGAAATCAAATTATTAGTATGACACAATATCCAGAGCGATATCCAAATCACATAATTCGTTTATCAAGATATATGTATCTTAAGAGCGGATATTATAAGAGACTTATAGACTATTTTGCAAATAGTGCCATTCTTAACTGGACAATAGACACAGAAATTAAGCAAGACAAAATGTTTACTACAAATCCAAAAACGTTTAGGAAAAACTATATCAATTACACGGCGCAGGTGAATAAATTCAAACTTGATAATCGTGTTACAGATATATTTAAAAGGTTATTTATTGATGATGCTTGTTTTGGTTTTGTCACTGAAAATGATATAGATACTTCCATTTTTCTATTGGAGCCAGATTTTTGTAAAATTGAAAAGTTGACCAACGGATCAATTTATCAATTTTCTGTAAATCGCTCATTGATAGATGCAAATGTTTTTAAGACTCTTCCAGAAGAATTACAGATGCTTATAGAACGGTCAAAAGAAGTATCTCTTGATAATCGAGTAATGATACCATATGAAAATTCTTTCTGTATTAAATACAATGATGATTTTACATATTTGTATCCTTGCTTCTTTTCGTTAATTTCCGAACTGTTAAATATAGATGATATCAAGGATTTGGTAAAAGCAAAATCAGAAGCAGATGCTTACAAACTGATATATTTTAAGATTCCAACGAATGACGAAGATCAAATATCTATGGGCGATGAATTGATAAGTAAATTTGTAGAAATGGCTTGTGCGATTCTTCCTGAGAGATTCGGGGTAATACCATCTCCTATGGATTTACAACTTATAGAATCAAAGTCAACAATATCTGATGACAAAAATAAAGTTGAACAAGCAGTGGATAATTACTATGGAGAAGCTGGAGTTTCAAAAGCACTTATATCTTCCGCATCTAGCGGCTCCGAATTAAAACTTTCTATGAAAGTTGATTCTTCTGACATTTATCGCATATATCGTAAAATTGAATCATGGGTAGATTTACAGATGAAATTACGCGGACATATCTATAATGATTATCAATTTGTCTATAAAATTATTCCCGTTACAACATTCGATATAGAAGATTATGTTGACAGACAGTTAAAATTAGCACAGGCATCATTACCGAATAAAATGAAATTATGTTCTGTATCTGGAATATCTCCAGCTGCTATGTTAGGAAATACTATGGCAGAAAATATTATATTTAAAGATATCTTTGACTCATGGAGTCCACTTCATAGTAGTTATACGGAATCTAATAATTCTAGTAATGAAGGAGGAAGACCTAATAAATCGGAAACAGAAATTAGTGATATAACTCAAAACACACACGATAATGACGGCAACGATCCAGATAATAGAATATAAAGGAGATATATTTTGAAAAGGTATTTTTATTGTTACAGTAGACCGTTAAAAGAATTTTTATTATCAAATGGAGAAAGATATATTAATAAATCAATTCATGAAAAAACAAAGAAGAAATATTGGTTATTTGAAGGAACAGAAAATCTAAATAAATTATTAGTAGAGTGGCGAAATCGGAAATAATGATTATCCACTCTTATATTTTGGAGAAATATATTATGGAGGAATTTTTATGGCTTTTAATAAAACAAGTAATATGTATGAAGGATATATTTATTGCATTACAAATAAAATTAATAATAAAAAATATATAGGACAAACACGAGTTGGAATACGTCAAAGAATGAATCAGCATTTTTCATATAATAAGAAACAAGACACTGCGATAGACAGGGCAATAAAAAAATATGGAAGAGATTGTTTTGATGTACAAGAGATTGAAAAAATAACTTCTAATAACAAATCAGAATTGATTAAATTATTGAATGAAAAAGAGATATATTATATTCAAAAATTTCATTCATTAGTTGAAGAGAATGGATATAATATTTCTAAAGGTGGAAATTATGTAAATTATCGTAGTAAAAAAGTGGATTCATATGATTTATATGGAAATTATTTACAAACATTTGATAGTATTGCTGATGCAGCGAAATATTATAATTTGAATTCTATAACTGTACAAAAAATGTGTCAGGGTTTATCTCATCAAAGTATTAAATGTGATTACATATTTAGATATAATAATGATAAATTTGATAAATATGATATAACATATATTGCTGGTGGAGCAAAAACAGTTTATCAATTTACATTAAAAGGAGATTTTATAAAATCATATAATAGTGCTGCTGAAGCCGAAAGGTGTATTAATAAAAATTTTACTAATACAAAAAATAAATATGGTGGCACTGCTATTACTTCTGCAATACATGATAATACTACTGCATATGGATTTGTATGGGCATATACAAAAGAATTTAAGTTTAATGCAGAAAAATATCGTAATAGAGTCCAAGTTGATAAATATTCATTAGATGGAAAATATTTAAACACTTATATTTCAATCACTGATGCAGTCAAGAGTGTAAATAGAACAGAAAAATTTGCGTCTGTGATTCGGGGTGTATGTTTAGGTAAGAGTTGTACTGCTTATGGATATGTATGGAGATTTAAAGGTGAACCATTTGACAAATATCCTACAAATAAAATTAGAATAAATAACAAACCCGTAAATCAATATACAATTAACGGGGAATATATAGCTTCGTATGATTCTATCAAAAATGCCGCATCTATGTTAGGTAAAACTAGTCCTACAATAATAGCGTGTTGTAAAGGAAAACTAAAAACAGCATTTGGATATGTGTGGAGATATAAGGATGATTCATTTGAAAAATTTGATTATGTTTTGTCGTTCAAACAAAAAGTCAATCAATATTCGCCAAATGATATTTTTATTAAAACTTATAATTCTGCATCAGAAGCAATTATATATATTAATGCTAAATATGATAGCCTTATACATAAATGTTGTCAGAAATCACAAAGTACATATAAAGGTTACAAATGGTTCTATGCAAACGATCCAAATCAACCAGACAAATCTAAAATTATTGCATAACCGCATTTGAGAAAGTTGGTGATTTTATACATGGGTGAGGTATTGATTTTAGATAAAACCAAAGCCGATACTCTTCTATCACTTGGTTTTAAATATACAAAAAGGAATATTGACAATAAAGAAGTATTCGTATTTATACAGACGAATGAATTGATGAAATCGCTAAGTTCTAATTTTGAACAAGGCGATTTTTTAATTTCTAATACTGTTAAATTTTGAGGAAAGGAGGACTCATGAAGAATAAAGTAATTCGATATGAAACACAAATTCAATTAATTCCATCAAGTATGAAACAACTCAACAAGCAATTTGCATTAGTAGATATTCTTTTATGCTATCACGGAAGAAATCGTAACATGACAGCAATGTCTAAAGAAGTTATAGAAACTGCTCTTCCGTCACTTTATGGTATTCCAATTGTTGGTGAGTACATATATCTCGATGACGGCTCACAGGATTTTGGAAGTCATGGTGGAAAAATCATTCTAAGTGATAAGGGTATTAAATTTGAAGATACAACTAAGCCTTACGGATTTATCACAAAGGATGCTGTTGATAATGCAAAATGGGTAACTATTACTGAAAAAGATGGAATTCAAAAACACGAGTATCTGGAACTAAAAGGCTGCATCGTGTGGAAAAAAAGATATGAAGAAGTGTCTGCTTTGCTTGATGAAAATTATGGACAAAGTATGGAGATAGAAATATCGTCAGGAGAATATGATTCGGATGGTTATTACGACATTAAAGAAATGACGTTCAGTGCAGCTTGCATTTTGGGTTCTAATCCAGATGGCACAGATGTGATCCCATGTTTTGAATCTGCTTGTATTGGCAGACATTATGAACTTGATTCTTTCAAGAAAGAGTTTGCTCTTATGCTTGATGAATATAGAAAATCAACAACCAAACCAAATAAGGAGGAAAAGAAATTCATGAATTTAAAGAAATTTACGGAAATTCTTTCAGCCGAGAAGATTGGTGAGTCCAATGTTTGTAAATACAGACTTTTGAATGTAACAGATTCTAAAGTATTTGCTTTAGATATGGAAGATTATAAACCTTATGGTTTTGATTATGCAGTTACAAACGAAGCTGATGTTGAAGATATTGTGATTGACTTTAATTCCAAGGTTGAAATGTCTTTATCTGCTACAGATAAGATCACAGATGAAAATTTTGAGGAATTTAGTATTCAATCAGAAATTGATTCTGTAAAAAATGATATTTTTGCTAACGATGTTCCTACAAAAGTTGATGAGTGTACTAATCTTTTAAAGGCTGAATATGAGAAGGAAATTGACGAGTTAGGTACTTCATTCAAATCTTTAAATGAACAGTATGAAAATGCAACGAAGGAACTTGAAAAATACAAGGCAAAAGAAAGTCTTGAAAAAGCAAATCAGCATAAAACAGATGTTGATACATTATTTGAAAGATATGCATCTAAATTGGGCAAATGTGCTGAATTTCTTGTATACAAAGCAAAGACTAAACCAGAAGATGTGACACTTGAAGAAGTAAGTGAAAAATTAACATTGATGGTTGGCAAATATACTATGGACAATCAGAAAAATAAAAACTTCGCTTATACACCTACTGAAACAGGTGTTACGGGAAGACGGAATGAAGCTATTGAAAACAAATATGGTCATTTACTTGACAAATATATTAAATAACTAGGAGGAATTTTAGAATGGATAGAAAAACTTACATGACTGTTGAAACCACAAATCTGAATGGTTGCTCTTGCTTTTCTTTACAGTCTGATGCAGATGTGGAGAATGGTGCAATTGTAGGTAAAGGCGATTTAGTTGCTGGTGAAAAGAGCGTTTATGCAGCACTTGATACTTATACAGAAGATGCTATGTATTTGGTTGCTCATCCAGCATGGTCTTACAAAAATGGTGCTACTGATCAGAATGAAGAGAACTTTATTAATAAAGCTGGTATTGCTTTTAAAGCGTATGAATTAAAGAAGGATCGAAAGTACAAAATTGGTAACTTGCCTAGCACTGTTACTCTTGCAAAAGGAGATTTTGTAGAGTTTAAGGACGGCACTTATGCGAAAGCCGCTTCTGATACAAAATTAAAAGTTGTTGATGTTGAGGAAATTGGATTTCCATATTGCATTGGTTCCGCTGGTGTAGTAATTACTGGTGATTCTACAAATGAATATGGACATGCAATTGATACAAGAAATGTTAAATACACTATCGAAGTACAGTAATAATTTAAGGAGGAATACATAAATGAGTAATTATTTAAAAGATCTGACTGCATTAATGAATGACAGTCTCACAAACAAAGTAGCTCTGTTTAATGCAGAGGCTTCTAAATATACTGATCAGGCGATTAGGGAAGCATTCTTTGAAATTCTTGGTGAGGATAAACTTACTTGGCAAAATTTCAGGAATCACAAGAATGAAATTTATACAGTAATTGAAACTGTACTTTCTATTAATCTTCCTACCGCATGGGAAAATTCAAGATTCTATGACCAGTTTGTAGAAGTAAAAAATGGTGCATTAGGCGATAAGAATGAATTCGTCGTCGAGGATAATTCAATCCTTGTTGTTTCTCGTTTCTCTGGTAATCATTGGGATACAGACCGCCAGAAGTTACAGGGCAAGAAATCTTTCTCGATATCTACTGAATGGATTTATCTGAGAGTTTATGACGAACTCGAAAGATTCCTAAAGGTTGCTACTACTCTTCCTGAAATGATTGCAAAGTTACAGAAAGGATTCCAGAATGAAATTGATTCCAGAATCTATGCTTCCTTCAATGGTATTGGTACTTATCTTCCATCTGCCTTCCAGGAAAAAGGTTCTTATGATAGAGGACTTATGAATGATCTGATCCAGAGAGTGCAGATTGCTTCTCAGAAGGAAGTTGTTCTTGCTGGTACTAGAACCGCTTTAGCAAATATCTCCGAAGGAATTAATAGCGCATGGATTGCTGATTCTCAGAAAGAGGAACTTGCTACCACTGGGGTTGTAGTAGAAAACATTGGTCTACCTGCAAAAGCTGTTATGATTCCTCAGACATTTCTTAGAGGTACATATGACTTTAAAGTTGATAACAATGTAATCCATGTATTACCTGCAAATTCAAAACTTGTAAAACTCTTCTATGAAGGCGATGTTCGTGCAAGAGATTTGTCTGAACAGGATACACATGATCAGACTGTAGACAGTCAGGTACAGGTAAAATTGGGAACAGGCGTTGTTTGTGATAATCTTACTGGTCGATATGAAATTGTCTAATCAATAGAAGTAAATAAAATATACTAAAATTCGCTCACCTAACAATAGGTGATTTTTTATTGCATATTTTAGGTGAGCATTTGATAGAGGTATATATGAGTGATAAAGAAAATAACGTAAATACAAAGCATAGAGTCCCTTTTGACAGAGAATATGCAACAAGCTATAGATCAGAAGTTAAGTGGTTAGCAGACCACGGAATTCGATATGAATTTGTTAAAGAAATAAATACTATTTCAATATATAAATATAAAAAGAATTCTGTTCTATATTTTATGTTAGGTGAATTCTATAAGTCTTTGGAAAACAGAAATGTAAAAGATTTGGAGGAAAAAACTAATGAATTATGAAAATATGTCATTAGATGAATTAAAAGAATATGCAAAACAACTGGATATTAAAGTAGGAAATATCGGAAAAGAAAAACTAATTGAGAAAATTAAAACTGTTGAAAATAATAAAACAGCTATTTCTTCTGTAATTGAAGATAATGATTTAGAGGTAACTGAACCAATTCCTACTATTATGCCAAAAGAAGAAAAGAAAGAATCTCTTTTAGATTCTATTACTTCTGCCATCGATGATTTAGATGAATCTGTTGATACTGGTATTAATTCAAATATTGAAGACTTACCTATTGATACTGTGATTCCTGTTAAATCTATTACATTTGGTGGTTTAACGTATAAATCTCGAACAAACAATGCAATTTTTAGATGGAACCAAATCGGGGCCATTGAATATATGACTGTTGCTGATTTAAATGAAATGAATAATTATAAGAGAGATTTTTTAAACAGACCATTAGTTATCCTTATGGATGAGCGGGCAATCAAGAAATTCAGACTCACCTCAGTATATGAAAATGTAGCAAAAATCAATAATCTCAAACAGGTATTTACATCTGATATGGGTACAATTGAAAGAACAATTGACACTGCTCTACAGGTTAATATGAGGGATATCCTTGTATCTAAAGTAAGTCAGATGATTAAAAACAAAACAATTGTAGACATTAATGTTATTCGTCTTTTAAGTAAGCGTTTATCATATGATTTTGAAGAAATTCTGGAGCAGTAAAGGGCAGGTGACACATATGGCTAATACTACATATAAGGAACTTGCTGATCTCGTCTTTAGAAAAATAAAGGACAGGCAATTTTGTGAGATGTCAGAAGAAGATGCCTATGATATTGTAATTGGCTATATGCGTTCTGCCATCGTAAATTTTCAGTCCTGCAAACAAGATCTCTCTAAAAGAGATGAAGAATTGGGGCAATTTGAATTTTCATTATCTGATGATACATTTATCATATTGTGCAACTATATGATTGTTGAATGGTTGTCAAGTGAGTTTATTTTGACACGAGAAGCACTGAAATCGCGTATATCTACCGCTGACTACCATAAGATAGACACAAAAGATATGCTTGGAAAAGCAAAAGAATTACGTTCTGAACTTATGAAAGAAAATGACCAACTTGCAGTCAATAAATCATACAAAAATTCTAAGTTATTTGATTTAGTTACGAATAGGAAGAAGGTGTAATATATGAGCCTTCGACTTATGAAAGAACGAGTGAAACATAGTGGTTTTACAGCACGAGAAGAAATGATAATTGATGGTCAGAATCTATTAAAAGAAGAATTGGAACACGATTCATCCTACTCTCCCACTATGTATTTCTGGAATCCAGTATTAGGGTGTAATGATAGATCGGCAAAAGTACGAATTTATAAGAGAAAACATAGTTCACTAAATGGTAATTATCAATATTTTTTGACAACACATGATAATCCAATTAAAATTGGAGAATATTTGCATGATATAAAAGATGATACATATTGGCTTATATATAATTCTTTCAATGTGAATAATGTACACTATGAAGGAAAAATGATTCAATGTAATTATCTTCTAAAATGGCAATTATCAAACAAAAAAATTATTGAGCGTTATGCAAATATAGTCACTGCATCTAAATATGATGTGGGAGAAAACGGAAACAATACAATTACACTCAGTTCAAATAATTATACTATTTTAATCGGATATTGTGAAGAAGGATTTGAGCTTGAAGGAAATCGAGTTTTTATAGATATGAATCCTACCAATCCTACAAAAGTATTTAATATTACTCGTAGTGACGACGTTTTATACAATTCTGGTAATATGGGTTCTTTGTTAAGTTTTATCGCTGATAAGACAGAATTTAATCCAAATAAAGATAATCAAGAATTAAGAATTTGTGATTATATAGATCCGCTCTCTCCTCTCTCACCAACTCCATCACAACCTGACGAAACGACAGATTTAAGATGTGTGATTTTGGGGAATACAAATCTTCGTGCTATGTATAACCGTACTTATTCTGTTATATTTACAGATAAAGATAGTAATACTATTGACTGGAATAATGTTAATTATCAATGGAATATAGTATCCGATTTTGAGGTAAAACAAACTATTGACACTAATAAAATAAATGTATCTGTTAATGATGAGAATCTTATTGGAGATTCTTTTTTATTGCAAGTAATTATTGAAAAAACTATTGTGTCAGAAATTAAAATAAAAATTGTTGAGTAGGTGGGGATTGTTTGGCAAATGGTACAAGTATTTTAGAAATAAAAGAGCGTGTTGTAGATGCAATTACTCATGACGATACAATATTCTATACCTTTGATGCAAAAGAATGTGAAAATGGTGGAGATTTAGAAAATACACATATATTTGATTTTAATAAAATTCCTGAAACTATTACAAATGTATCTACATATATGACCATTTTGGTTCAAACAAGAGCAAAAGATAAAAATGGGACATTCGTGATTCCAACGTTAGAATTTAATATATATGTACATCACGAACATATGGAGATGGATAAACGAATTACAAAAAGGAATCGTTGTGACTATATGGCTTTTTTGTTAGAAAATATGTTTAATGGCACAACTAAATATGGAGGATTTGGAGAACTAAAATGTATTTACAGTAAAGAAGGGACATACAATTCTGAGTTTATGTATAGGCATTTAGTTTTTGAAACAATTGATATAAATTCTTCAATGTGTAGAAACTGGTGATAAACAATTGAAAAACGATGAATTAAAAATATACCGCGGTGAAGATTTTATTGTATCGACACATATTGCAATCCATCAGCCAACTCTCGCAGAAATCTGCGAATATGGTGAGCAGGACTACTATTCTATGATATATCAGTTAACGGCAACACCACAATCCCTAAAAGTTCAGTTGTGGGATATGGGAATCGATTACACCACGATAACTCCATTTGAGCTATTTTATGGATTGTTATATAAAATTTATGATCAAAAAAAGACTTCTATTATTTTGGGGAATTTAGATCTTTCTAAATTTGAGTTGGAGCAAAATGAAAATGACGGGTCTGTTTTTTTATCTCAAATTGTAGAAACAATTAATCATGAAAACGCTTGTGGTAAAAGGAAATCTTTTTTTATAAAAAAAAGAAAAAATCTAAATAATAGTAAAACATATGAAAAAATCATAATAGATGAATTTACTTATAACACAATTATGGATTACATAAGGAAAACACATTCTATTTCAAAAGATGAAAAACTTCCTGCAAACGAAACAACAAAGATGATTCTCATCGAAGACGATAGAGAAGAATTAAAAAAAAATAAAAATAAAAAATATCAATCTCAATTAAAAAATATGATATCTGCTATGGTGAATTGTGAAGGTTTTAAATATAACCATTCCCAAGTTTGGGATATGAAAATTAATGCCTTTATGGATTCTGTAAAAAGAATATCGAAGATCAAAAATGCAAATTTATTATTGCAAAGTGGATACTCAGGTTTTGGTGTAAATTTGAAAGAAATATCAAATAAACAATTGAATTGGCTAGGAGAAATTGATTAGTCAATTCTTTTTTTATTGTAAAATTTAAGGAGGACATTTATGAATTTTAATCCTAATGAACTAGTCTTAGAAAAAATTAGAGCCGTAGAAGAATATGACCCTACTACAAGCGAATTAACTGGACGTTACACACAAATCGAAGAGCCAAGTTTACAAACTGCCGCAGAGGGAACACAAGTTACAGATGCAATGGGCGCAGAAATTATAACTTTTTATAATGCACAGACAGGCACATTTAGTTTTACAAATAGTTTGTTTTCTCTTGATCTTGCTGCATCTCAGTTTGGATCTAAAAAAGAAGTAGCTGATGTGGATAATAAAATTATTGTTCCTGTATCTGAAATTATCAATATTGGTGCTGATAATACTGTTGTATTAAAATATACTCCAATTGGGACCACTGGTGCAGAGGTAAAATATGTAAAAGTTATCAATGAAAATAATACTTTTGGAGAGAAATATGAAGTGTCTGCTACAGCAGGTGATGGAAAATTTACTATTGACGCATCTACAAAAACAATTACGTTGCCAGAAGGTGTAACTGGTCGTGTTTTTGTACAATACGAGAGAGAGTCTGAAAAAGCTGCAAAAATTACAAAGAAAACAGATGCGGTTCCTGAAGTCAAGACACTTCTCATTCACGCGATTTTCCACGATCCCTGTAATACAAATTTAGTGTACGCTGGCGTGATTAATGTTCCTAGAGCGCAAATTAATCCAGAATCAGTCGAAGTCACTCTTAATCCAGACGGCAAGCATTCTGCGGAGTATAAACTTCAGAAACCTTATTGCGATGAAAATGCTAAACTTTTTGATATTATCGTTTCTGAAGACTAATTCATAAATTTAGTAGTTATTTGACAAATAATAATTTATTTTATTATTTATCAATTTATAAAAAGAGGTTAACTTATGGGAGAACAAAATAATGCAATTTGTGCTATATGCGGAACTTCATACAGAGCATGTAATTCCTGTCTTGAGCAAAAAAGTTTCCAGCCATGGAGAACTGTTGTTGATAGCATAGAACACTATAAAATTTATTTAGCTATACATGGGTATACGATTTCTAAAGACAAAATAAAAGCAAAACAAGAGTTGAATCATTGTAATTTGTTAGGATTAGAAAGATTTAATCCTGAAATAAAATCTGTAATTAACGAAATTATGTCAGAAGATAAAAAAAGTAATTCAACTCCTAAAAGTAAAAAGGCTAATTCAAAAACAATCTCAGAAATAGAATTAGCAAAGAAAGAAAATATTGATGAATAGTGATTTTTAAATATAAGGGTATATAAAGTTTCTATTCATTAGTTTCTTTGTATGCCCTATTTTTTTACGAAAAGGATGTGAAAAAATAAAAGACTATAGTGAACAATTTGAACAATATTATGAAAGTGAAGATGTAATATATTGTAAAGATCCAAAACAGCAAAAATTGTATATTAAACATCATGCAAAATTAGCGGATGTTTTTTATAGTGAACTGGATGATAAAATTGTGTATGTGTTTTGGAGAAATGAACAAACAAAAGAACTTTATAAAAAATGGAAATCTCATAAATTAGATTAGAAGGAGAAAACTTATGGAATTTTTAAATGAGTATATGTTACCAGTTGTATTAGGAATTTGCTTATGTGTTGGCTATGTTATTAAACAGTGGCTCGCTGATGTAGATAATAAATATATTCCTACTGTTGTTGCTCTATTTGGAGTATTTTTATCAGCATGGATTAGTGAATGGAATGTAACACCAGAAGTAATTTTAAGCGGACTTATTAGTGGTTTAGCGTCCACTGGAATGCATCAATTATTTAAACAATTTATTGAGAGTACAACGAAATAGGAGGAAATGATATGGCGATTGTTGATAAAGTTATTAATTTAGCATTAAAAGAGGTTGGATATTTAGAAAAAAAGTCTAATTCACAACTAAATGATAAAACTGCTAATGCTGGCAGTGCAAATTATACAAAATATGGAAAGAATATGGGTTGTAATGGACAACCGTGGTGCGATGCATTTGTCGACGATTGTTTCGTACAGGCATACGGACGAGAGACGGCAAAAAAATTATTGGGTGGATTCAGCAACTACACTCCGACTTCCGCTCAATATTTTAAAAATATGGGAAGATGGTACACCTCTAATCCTAAAGTTGGTGATCAAATATTTTTTAAAAACAGCATAAGAATCTGTCACACCGGCCTAGTCTATAAAGTGGATGCGACTAAAGTCTATACTATAGAGGGGAATACTTCTGGCGCAAGTGGAGTAATTGCAAACGGTGGAGGTGTCTGTAAAAAATCCTATTCTTTAAACAATGCAAAAATCGCTGGATATGGAAGGCCCGACTATGAACATCATCAGGTAACGAATTCAACTCCTGCGACACCCTCTTCCTCTTCCACTTCAAACAAAAACGTCTACACCAAAAGACAATTTATCACAGAAGTACAGACAGCAATCGGAACAACGGCAGACGGCATTGCAGGTCCTAAGACCCTCGCAAAAACAGTTACCGTATCCAAAATCAAAAACCGAAAGCACAGAGTTGTAAAACCGATCCAAAAATATTTGAATTCTTTTGGGTATAATTGTGGTATCGTTGATGGTATTGCTGGAGTTAAATTTGATTCTGCTGTTAAATCTTATCAGAGAGCAAAATCTTGTGTCGTTGATGGTGAAATCACCGCTGGTAAGAATACGTGGCGTTCTTTGCTTGGATTAAGATAATTTCGAAAGGTGACTTTATGAAATGGAAATAATTACAGAATTATCAAAAATTGATTTTTTAGCTTATATTATTGCTACATGCTTAATTTTTGTCACTTTCAAATCTTGTATCTTAGCTTTTGAGTGGATTATTAAATTTTTCGGCATTGAAACTAAATGGATGAGAATAAAACGTGAAGAACGTGATCTGCTATTTCAAACATCTCAAAGTCTTATTGATTTACAAAAAAAACACAATGATGACGTAACACAATCCAACAAGCACGATGAGCAAATACGAAACGAATTAATTTTATTTATAAATGAGATGAGAAATTCAATATCAGATACGCAACAAGAAATAAAACAATTTGCAGAAAATCGCATACAAGATAGAGAACAATCTTTAAAAATTCAAAAAGAGTTAACAGATTCTATTAAAATTATGTCAAATAATGAAGAAGAACGTAAAAAACAAATTGAAGCTCTTATACACGGAAGTAAAGAATTATTGGGAGCTGAAATTGATAAACGATATCGCGAATATATTTCTTTAGACGGGATCCCTGAATCTGAGATTGATGAATTTGATGATATTTTTTCAGCTTATAAAAATTTAAAAGGGAATCACACTCGTGATACAAAATATAATTATATTAAAAATCATCTTACTGTAATTCCTGTGGAAACAAAATTAGTTATAAATAAAAAATAATTAAATATTATTTGTAAATTTTAAATGGCACAATTATGCAAACATACAAATGAAATGACTTCTTTATAAAGAGGTTATTTCATTTTCTATTTTAAAATATCGCAATAAAGGAGATTCAAATATAAAACTCATTATAGATAACAATGTTGTTGAAAATTATAATCAATACTATTTTTCACAACACCCAAAAGCAAAGAAAAAGGCTATTGAACACAGTTGGCATCCTTCCATAAATGTTTGGATGATTCTACCTAGAATCCAAATGAATGTTTTGAAACAAAAATGGAAAGATTTTATTATCTATTGGATAAATGATTTAGGTTTACAAAATAGAAAATTTGATAATTTTGAAATGATATTTACAACATATATGCCAAATAAACGACGAATTGATTGTGACAACACAGTCCCTAAATTTATTTTAGATGGTTTTAGTGAATCTGGTTTCATTGTAGATGATGACAGTTCACATTTAAAATCTCTTACATTAAGAGTTAGATACGACAAAGATAACCCAAGAACAGAAATTGAAATCATTGAATTAAACTCATAGAAAATGGAGAATGAAAATATGATAAAAAATTATATAATGATGAAAAGAAATGAATGGAAAATAAAAGCTACATTATTTGGAATTGTTGCTACTATTATTGATAATCAAAAAGATATATTAGAAATAATGCAAAAAATGTACTCTACATTTAAAGATATTCCAGCAGAAGAATTGAAAGATGAATTTATTTCTAAAATGGTAGAAATTATTCATGAAGAAAAATAATAATAACCATTTTTTTATCTTTAATTTTTTGATCCACTCTTGATATTCAGGTTGTAAACTATATTATTTAGTGACAAAAAAGATTGGATGTGGTGTATATCCGTGACAATAAAATCAACCAAAGATTTGACAACGGTTTTTAATTTACGAATAATTAAAGCGTTAGAACTTACAAGAGATGAAATTTTTAAAATTATATTAAAAAAAGTTACTGATTATTATGAAGAACAAGTGTTTAATCCTCCAAATGAAAGTGAACCAGATTATTACAATAGAACGAGAATTCTTTTAAAATCGTTAACAGCAAGCCATATAAAAATGAGTAAAAATAACTATGAATTTACTGTCGGTTGGAATGATGAATATTTAACATTTAGATATCCAGGAGGATTTGCGAAAAATGGATCGGCAGGCACTTTTAATAAGGCTACTGGACTACAGGTTCTTAATTGGTTTAACTCAGAAAGTCACGGAGGAACTGTTGATGGCTCACATAGATATTTTGATGAAGCTATTGATGAACTTGGAGGGAAAGAAGGTATCGTAAATATACTTAAGTCTAATATGAAAAAATGTGGGTTCTCGATAAAATAGTTTTTCCCAATAGTTTCCTGTATTCATTTAGTATAGAACATGATATTATATCTATATACATAAAAAATGAATAGGGGGTAAAAATATGAACGATTACTATTTTAAACTGGTTTGCGTTGATGAACAACATCCACTTGGTTATCATGTTTTAGAGGATGTAAACTGCGAAGACTTAAACGAAGTTCACAAATATGTTGGTGAACATATCAATGACTACTCTCCCGAAACGATTAAATGGATGTTAATACCGATGAAAAAACTACATATAAAAACTATATAACATAGGAACCCACATATATGGGTTCCTTTTTCAATAACCAAAAAACATTTAGCCATCAATACAATGATGGTTATTTTTATTTGTAAAAGGGGATTCTATATATGAATGACTTTTTGATAGAAATTCAAGCAAAATTAGATGAAGCAAAATCAAAAGGAAATATTAATTCTGATATTGATAAAATACAGAATCAACTTAATAAATTAAAATTACAGGTTGAAATTGATCCGAAATCTATATCTAATATAGTAAAACAATTGGAACAAATTTTAAATCAAAAAATTAATATTCCTAATATTGGAATTAATTCAAACCAAAGCAATGATTCTGGTAAACAGATCGGACAAAGTATTGGACAAAATATAGCCAATGGTGTTTCTAGTTCTAACGGCAAAATATCTAATGAGATACAAAAAATCATAAATAAAGTAAGAAATATTAAAATTTCCATTGGAGAAAATGGAGACATATCTACTAAAATCAACGTATTAAGAAATAATTTTACTAAACTTGGATTATCAGCAGATGACGTAAAATTAAAAATGAATTCTGTAGATCATGAACTGTTACAACTGAAATCTGCTATTTCTTCTGGTAATAATGACTTAATAATCGCTCAATTTGAAAAATTAAAACTCGCTTTATCTCAAACACAAAATAATTTAAAAACATTAAGATCTGAATATAGTCTTTTGGCCACTGATCAACAACGACTCTCAAAGGCAAATGCCATTGAAGCATGGAATCAAAAAAATTCGCGAGCTACAAGAGAAGTTATAGAACAAAACAATTCTTACATAGCCAGTCTTCGAGATTTGAATACTCAAATGACTAAAGTACAATTTAATAAAATTGTCGATGGTTTCAAACGCTCCGAAAATGCAATGCGCGGAATTAATAAACTTGGTTCAACAATTAAACAACAGTTTTCACAAGCAGCACAAAGTTTTTCACAATGGCTATCCGTAAGTGCCGCTGTAATGTTTTTAATTTCAAAAACAAAAGAAGCTATACAAGAATTAAAAGAGATGGATACTCTTTTAACAGAAATCAGCAAAGCAAATGATAAGTTATCGAAAGATGAATTAAAAGAAATTGGGAATAATTCATTTGATACAGCTAGTAAATATGGTAAAAAATCAACAGATTATTTATCTGGTGTTCAAGAAGCATCACGTGCTGGATATACAAACGCAGAAGGGATTGCAGAACTATCAGTTGCAGCACAAGGTGCCGGAGATATGACTGCCGATATTGCGAATCAAATGATTATTGCAACAGATAAGGCATATAAACTTGGTGGTTCTATAGAAAGTTTAAAAGCCGTTTTAGACGGAATGAACTATATAACAAATAATAATGCTGTTAATATGACGGAACTTTCTGAAGCGATGTCTATTACTGGTTCAACAGCGGCTAGTTTTGGTGTGGATGTCAATGAAACAGTGGCAGCTATCGGAACAATGGCAGCTACTACTCAACAAAGCGGTTCTGAAGTTGCCAGAGCTTTTAAAGCAATTCTTCTAAATATTAGACAGGTTTCAGATGCTGATGAGGGAATCGATGCGGAAGGACTTACTAAATATGAAAAAGCTTGTAATGCGTTAGGCGTAAAATTAAAAGAAACAAAAGATGGAGTCTTATCTCTTAGAGATCCTATGACAGTTTTGAAAGAATTGTCTATTGCATATAACAAGTTAGACGAATCTGATATTCGTAGAACTAATTTGCTAAGTTCAGTCGGCGGTAAACTTAGAGCTACACAATTAGATGCTTTATTACGTCAATGGGATACTTATGAAACCATGCTTAAACAGTATGAAGATGGTACTGGTAGTATGGCTGTTGAAGCAGAAAAAACATCTAAATCCTGGGAAGGTTCATTAAATCGTTTATCGAACACATGGGCAGACACTGTTAAAAACATAGCTGATTCCGATGCAATTATCGCTGCAATCAATAGTCTTAATGCTTTGTTATCAGTTATAAACAAATTAACAGAAAGTATTGGCCCTATAGGAACGATTGGTCTTGGAGTTGGTCTATTTAAAGGACTAAAAACTGTCGGTAGGAATAAAAATGTATTTCCTATTTGTTTTGAAATTGCCGACAATAATATGTGTTCTTTAGGATACTAAAGTTTTCATATTATCGAATGTGAAATACACAAGGTAAATACACAACAGGGACAATATGCGGGAACCGCGTACAACGATTGCGTAATGGCAATGTATCACTACTCTCCTATTATGGCGACATAATCAGGTTCGTAACAACGTGACGCTCAAAGAATCCGCAGGGATAGATCTCTTATTGAGATAAGCCCTCACTGTAGCGACAACTCCCACAATAAGTTATATGAAACGATGCTTATTGAATATGCGCTCGGTACTTCCTGACGTGACAGGATAATCTTTGAAAAGATTATAAAAAAGTGAAAATCTTATCTTTCGCTCACGTATTATGTGGAACTCTTATTGCCAGAGTTGGTAAGAAGGCAATATTATAAAAATATAAATAGTCGAAATATGTAACATGATTTTTCAACATTTTCATTGATAATTGTTTACAAAATTTTACTGTTATGCTACTCTGAAAATATAAAAATTTGAAAAATGGAGGTGCATGATGGATTATACTTGCAGAACAAAAACATTACAATCACTTAACAGAGCCATGGGAAAAGGTACTATTCTTCTTTCTCACAAGTTACAACGCCCAGAAGGGCAATGGAACAAAAAACAAAAAACAGATTTCATTGATTCTTTATTTAGGAAATATATAATTAATCCAACTTACGGAGTAAAAGAAAATGGAATAATTTCGATCATTGATGGTGTACAAAGACTATCTACAATTAGAGATTTTTTTGATGATAAATGGGCACTATCAAAAGATATGGAGCCTGTTTTAGTAAATGGCGAAGAAAAATCTTTGGCTGGATTAAAATTTAGCAAGTTAGACGAAGACACAAAAAATGTTATTCTTGATTTTGAATTACAGTTATATGAAATGACAGACTGTACCGAAAAAGATATAAGAGAAATGTTCCGTAGACAAAACGCCGGAAAACCATTAAATGCTAGACTGATCCGTGTAGTTTATGAATCTGATGAGTTTAGTGATGTCATTTATGATTTGAGTAATCATCCTTTTATGTATAAAATTACAACTCCGACCCAGAGAAGAAATGGAACAGCTCGAGATTTGATTATACAGACTCTTATGTTAATTTGTACAAATCAGGAAAATAACTTCACATCTTTTCAACCAAAAGATATTGATTCTTTTGTTATAGATTATGGTGATGAAAGTTTAGAGAAAATTCCTGTACTCAAAGAAGCAATGGATAGTTTTGATGAGGCGTTTGAAAAAATTAAAGTACCTGTTACGTCTGTGTCTGTAATATTGTATTCTGGATATCGAATTAAGAAAGATAAAAAATCATTTACTAAATTAGTTGATTTAGTAAATGATTTTTTGAATGGATATGAAACAAATGAAGATTATAAAAAATTTGTCAAAGGAGCTACCACTTCTACCGAAAATGTAAGAGGAAGATTTGATTATTGGCGAAATGCTATTAAAACAGCATAAGTGGATTAAATACTAACTTAAAATAGAAAATAAAATTGCAAGTCCTGTTTATTGGACAGCATGAATGATAATATATTTTCATAACAATTCATCTAATATGTAACTTATATTAAGATAAATTGTTATCTTACACACAATTCATTACTATTTTATAAAAATACCCATGATCATTTGTCATGGGTGTTTCTATTGTTTACGGATTGCATACATTACAGGGGTTATATCCTCCAGAAATTGCGTCACTTTTATCAATAGCTATTTTACTTTTTCTTAAATATTTACATCCTGCTCTGTGATATTTTGAACCATACTCTGTTATATATACATTGTATGAAGATTCTTGTTGAGTAGAATTCGTATTTCCAGAATATGTAGAAACTTTTGCTGATTGTTCTATTATAGATAAATTTTCATTTTCAAGTTTTAATTGTGAATTTTCATTAGTTAAATTTTCTATTTTAACATTTAATTCATCAATAATTGATTGTTGGTCTTTTAATTTTGATAACTTTTTAATTCTTTTATTTGCATTAGACAAATCATTACTCTGCTCATCATATTTAGACTCCAACTCTTCAAAATTTAACTTTATCTCTTTTTCTTTATGGGTTAATTCTTCTATTTGAGAAAATAACAATGTATTTCTTTTTTCTAATTTATTATTAGAATATAATAGATATCCTATACAACCTATAGACATTAGCAATATTAATGTTAATATTACTATTACAAAGATATATTTTTTGTTTGTTCTATTTTTTGAATTTAGTATTTTTCTCACTACCCCTTCTCTTCTGATTTTATTTAACAATTTGAATATTAGAAAAGTTGATACAAAAAACTTATAAATTCAGATAAAAAAGTAGAAAATATATTCATAAGAAACATTATTGTTAAAATAATATAAAATACCATAATATTTTTCATTATTTTTATATTTTGATCTATATTTTCATTTATTTTATTTAATCTTTTTAACAACACTTCCACAGGTAAAGCAGCTTCAGAATGTTCAGCCTTTAAATTATTTATCATTTGTTTTTGTTCTTCTGAATTTTTTGCAAGAAATTCCTGTTTTGTGCAAACTGTTAACACATATGAGTCACATTTGTTACAGTGTTGTAACATTGTACTCTCATTTTCAATTTTTTTACTATATAAATTATGACAACGTGGACAAAAATAAATATTAACTATTTTCATATGCGAACTCCCTTATATTATTTATATCAATTATATAATAGCAACTTTAAAATAGCAATATTTGTCAATTATTTATTCATACTATTTCCACAGTAGTGTAATTAAAGTACGAATATCAAACCATGGCTAGATGATTTAAGAGCTGTACAAAAAGCAGTTAACGATATATCACATCTTGACATACGGAGAAATGCTTCCACTCAATTATTTGCTAATTCTTCAGTACTAAATCAGTATGTGGATAGTATAAAAGGATTATCTAAAGAACAAGCACTTTTAGCCCTATCTACAAAAAGTCTCTCTAACGAGCAAACAAAGCAAATCCTTGTTAATGCTGGCATAATTGCAAGTGAAGATAAAATTCAAGCAGAGTTAGTGCAATCCGCATTAGCAGATGCAAATTTATCAAAAGCAACACAAGATTTAATTTTGAAAAAGCTTGGTCTTATAGACGCAACAACAGGTGAAATCCTGATAGATAAGGCTTGTACAAGAGAAAAAATAGAAAATATATTAATAAGTAAAGGAATAGCGAAAGCAGATAGAGAAGCTATATTGTCCAAGCTTGGACTTGCAGGAGCTAATGGAACAACTACATTATCTTTTGGATTGCTAACTACGGCTACTTTAAAACAAGTAGTGGCACAAGCAAAATTAATAGCGACTAACCCAGTAACATTAATTATAGCAGCAGCTGGAGCAACATATCTTTTAAACAAGGCAATTAGTTCCACTATTAAATCATTAAAAGAACAAAAGGAACTGTTAGAAGAAACAGAGAAAAGTATTTCAGACTACAACTCAGAAATTAGTGAAAAAGAAGGACAAAAAAACTCTAATACTGAAACAATTGAAGAATTAAAAAGTAGTGGTAATAATATTGATAATGATACAGTTAAAAGGTTGGAAAATGAAAATTCAGTATTAGAACAACAAATTCAGTTATTGGAGTCTTTAAAGGAAACAGAAAAAGAAACTGCGCGTCAAACAACTATTGATATTTTGAATAATACGGCAGAGGTTACAAGATACACTCAAGTTCTTAATGATTTGAAAAATTTCGATTTTCAGAATCTTTTTAAAGACATTGATATTTTAAGCACAAATACTTTATCTGATTCTTTTGAAATGGCAAAAGAAGGAAATATTAAAGGCGCTGCAAAAAAAATTATAAGCAAAGTTCATAGAAATATTAATCCAATAGCTGGTATTATAAGTTGGTTTAAATCAAAAAAAGAAAATGACGAATCAATTTTAGAAGAAACAGATAAACAAATTAAAAAAGTAAAAATACTTCGTACCAATTTATCTCGTTTAGAAAAAGATAGAGATAAAATGAGTAAAAAAAAGTATGATAAAAAGCATAATAAACTTTCGGATAAGTTAACCACTGAAACATCTAAATTAACTGAAAATATACAAGAAATACAAAAATATCAAGCCAATTTAGACATTTCAGATCCAGAATATAAAAAGGCACAAAATGTCCTTGATAAATATACTGCCTCTTTAGCCCATACAGAAGATTACAATACATTTGATAAAGTCATAAATTCTGAAATTTACGGAAAAGATAAAGATAAATTAATTGAACTTGCAAAACAAGGAAAATTAACAAAAGAAGTCTTAGATGACGAATATCATAATCTTTCCGTTATATTTGACGAATGGGGTTACAGTATAGACGATGTTACGGATAAATTAATAAGTCTTGGAAAAGAAGAAGAAAAAATTCAAAAAGCAAAACCATTTTCTGAACGCTTTTCAGACTTGTGGGGATCAGATTCTTTTAAAGATGCAAGAGAAGATTTACAAAAATTATCAAATGAATCTGGTATTACAGAAAATGACATCAAATCACTAGCTCAAGAAAATTCTGAATTAGCAGCATTATTGGAAGATTCTGGTATGTCTGCTCAATTTGCAGCAACTTGTTTTGAAAAAGTATGCGCTGGGGCAGATGGATTCTCCACTATTACAGAAGACGCTCTCGCAATTGATCGGGTATTGCATCAAATGGATGAAAGCCTAGAAAAAGTAGCTACTTCTAAGGCTGCTTATGACAAGGGCATGGAGCAAAAAGACTACGATTATGAATACGACAGTTATCAAGAGGCATACAAAAAAGGAATGGAAATGTTTGAAAATGGTGAATACGGAAGACATTTTCAAACTACTATGGAATATTTACTTGGCGAAGCTTCCTATACAATGAGCATTGAAGAAATGTACAATGCCATGAAAAATCTAAAAGATGTTTTTGGTGAAGATGCTTCTGCAAATGGATTGGGCTTTCTTGAAAAATTATACGAGCATAAGGAAATTTTTAATGAAATTGAAGGTTCTATTGAAAAATTATCTGATGGTGGGTACAAATTGAATCTTAATCCAGAAGAATTTGATGACGTTGCAAAAGCTCTTCATATGACTACAGACGGAGTAACTGCGTGTGTAAATGCTATAGGAATGTTTGGCGATTATCACCCATACGACATAAAAGAACTTGAAGAAGAATTAAAAACAATTCCTGCCGCTGTAAATGACAATGATAAAGCTGTTCTTTCTATACAGATGCTTGAGATGAATATACGTAATGCTGGTAAAACTGGACGAGAGTTTTATCAAATTATGGAAGATATCAGATCGATGGAAGGAATAGAACTCCTTGATTTTGGATCAACTGATCCAGAAGTATTGCAAAACACCATAACAAGACTAAAAGAAATGGATCAAATAGAATTCCATGGCGAAAACATTGATATTGATTCAGTAATTACGAGTCTTCATGATGAATTTGACATGGCTTATGAAGACATACAAATATTTATTAAAAATGTTAACGATCAATGCAATGGACTTAATTTTTCTGATGCGGAAGGAAAAGTAATATCTTTAAAAGAAGCACTTGAAAAAGTAAAAACCGCAGAAGATAAAGCTATGGCAGAGGATACCAAAAAAACAGGGAAAGAAGTGGAAAATACTACTGAAAAGGTAAAAGATTGTTCTGAAAGTATAGATGAATTAAATAAAAAGAACACAGAAGGAGTAAGAAAAGAGTTTTCATTGTTAACAACCGGAGTGGGAACACTTATTACATCTCTTGCTTGTGCCATTGATCAATATGATACGTTAATTGAGAGAGCTAATAATGCGAATGCACAGCCAAAAACTTCTGGAGATGTTATCTTTACTATTCCGTCTATGCCTGGGACTCAAAAAACTGGCCCCGCTAAGGCTTCTGGGAATATAGGTGTTCCTCATGATGAAACGGCCTTGATTAACGAGCTTGGAAATGAAACAATTATAGACCCACAAAAGGGAACATATGAAATTGTTAGTGGTGGTGCTCAATTTCGAAAATTAAAAAAGGGTCAAATTATACTGAATCATTTACAGACCGCTTCACTTTTGAAAAATGGTGAAATATCCTCTTTTGGACGAATGCTATTTGGTGGAACTGCAAAATTAAAAGGGCGTTCTTATGTAGGAGGATTAGTTTCAGGGAAAAATCCAGCGACAAAAAAACCTTGGCCAAAAAATAATAATAATTCTAAAAAAAGTAGTCAAAATAATGCTTCTTCTGCCGCCGACTCTGCAAAAGAAGCATCCATAGAAACTTTTGATTTTATCGAAACTCTCATAGAACGCTTAGAAAAAAGAATTGAAAAATTTAATAAAAAAGCTGAAGATACGACAAAATCATTCAGATCTCGTATGAAAAATTATAATAAAGAGATCAATGAAGTATCTAATGCGATTGGTGTATTGGAACAATCCTATCAAGGATATATAAATCGTGCTAACAGTGTTGGTTTAGAAGATGACTGGGCAGCGCAAGTCCGTGACGGAAGTATTAATATTGCTGACGTTACAGATGACGGATTAAAAGAACGGATTAACGAATATCAGAAATGGTATGAAAAAGCACAGTCTGTTAAAGACAAATTAGAGGAACTAAGACAGACTCAACAAGAATTAAATCGTTCAAAGCTTGAACTTAATCTAACAAAATATGAGAAACAAATTGAAAAGTTCTCTAAAGCCAACGATCTCATCGAAAGTAAAATTGGGGTCAAAGAAGCAAGAAACGGTTATGCCAATACCAAAGACTATCAGACAATGAATAAAAATATCCGCAGTCAGATTTCCTATACGACAAAATCAAATGCGGAATTAAGAAAATTGCAAAAAACTGTTAAAAAAGGTTCCGAGGAATGGCAGGAATATCAAGCCCGTATTGATGACAATAACATTTCTTTACAGAAATTAAAACAGCAGATTATTGACAACGCTAAAGCCATGGCAGAACTATCAAGGACTAAAGCGGATAAAAAGATTGAAAAATACGACTCAAAAGACGATCTATATGAGGCAAAAAAAGAGAATGCTACATCTGCTTCTGCTAAAAATAAGCAGGTTAAAAATCAGATATCTAATATTAATAAACGCCAAAAAGAAAATAAGACAGCTTATGATGACAGTAAGAAAGCTGTAAATGTTTCCAAAAAATCCATCAACAAATTAAAAAATAGGAAGACAAACACAAAGGATAAAGCCGCCAATAAAGCCAATAAAACCTACAATAAGGTATTAAAACAAGTCAAATCAACAATCAAAAAAGGGAAGAAAATCTCAGGCTCTCTTTTAAATCAGGCTTTTAAATTAAACGATGGTAAAAAACTATACGATTTGTGCATTCAGTACAATGAAAATTACGATGCACGTAATTCCAATAAGGAGATTCTAGATCTCAGTAAGGAAACTTCCAAACAAGAAAAACGAGATCTTGCCATCGAACAAGTGGAAAATGTATCTGCGGATTATGATAGAAAACTTACAGATCTTGATACAGCGCGCTCTAATCAAGAAGCAACGATCTCAAAAATGGAAGCTGCGGGAGTTTCTAAGTCCAGAAAACAATATACTGCACAGATATCCAACAGTATGAAGCGGCAGAAACAATTAGAATTAAAACGCAATAAAATGCAAGCAAAACTAGATGAAATGGTACGCAAAGGTTATATTACGAAATCAGATGAAGAATATAAAGAAATGCAAGATACCATTAACGGACTAGATGCAGATATTGCGGAATGTGTTACAGAACAGATTAAATGGAATAAAGAAATTAACAATCTTGATCTGACCAATTTAAAAGCTTTGGCGGATATTATTGATAGTCTGCAAACAAAACTATCCAATTTAGTGTCTCTTACAGAATCGCATAAGCATGTGGTAAGTGACAACCTTCTTGTCGATCAAATTAAAACTACACAGAAAGAAATCGACAATGCCAATGAGCAGATAAACAAGTATATTGCAAATATGAGAAAATACTCCATGCTGTCTATTGATGCAGGAGGATGGGGACTTCAACTCTCTTCCGCACAAGCTGATCGTCTTGTGGCCCTCGCAAAAGCACAAGATGTAGACGGAATCAAAGCATTTTGTAAACAACTTGGAATTGAATATGGACAATATACGGAATTGCAGGAATTGATAAAGAATATTGCAGAGGAACAGAATAATATTCTATCTTCTCAGATTTCACAGGAACAGTTTTATGATTCTTTACTGCAAAAACGTATAGATGCATTAAATAGTATTATTGAAGCCATGGACGACATGAACAGCAAAAGTGATCGCGCTCTTGCATTAGAGAAAGCCATGTTTAATCTGGAAAAAGCAAAGAATAATTTGACGATGAAAGTGTGGAACGGAACAGAATGGATATATGATGCTGACCGTTCTGCGGTAAAAGAAGCACAGGAATCGTTAGATGATGCAAAGTTTGATGAGTTAAAGAACGTGATTCAGGATGCAATTAAAGCGATTGAAAAACTGATTAAAAATAATAATCTGTATAATGATGACGGCTCGGTCTCCCAGGATTTAAATAAAGTGCTATCCACCATACAGAATCTGGACAAAGATTTATCAAACAATCTTATAAAAGCATTAAGCGAGAAATACTCAGAGTTTGACTGGAAAGAAATAATTGAAGGTACAAACATACAGATATCTAAAGAAGCAGAGAAAAATTCTGGTAAATATTCTAATGGAATCCCACTTTTTACAAATGCACAGATAGAACAATTCAAAAATTTACTGAATGATAGCCCTGTTGTTGTGAGTTCTGCGCAAAGGGGATTAAGTGGCGATTTTATTAAGAGTGTATCCAATAATAATTATACTCAGGAAATCTATCAGGAATTTCATATCACTATGCCGAATATCAATGACGCAAGCAAGGCAGATCAATTAATCAAGGAATTTGAGAGACTTAGTACAGAAAGGGTGCAGTACTTTAATATGAGGAGGTAGAATTTCTATCCCTTCTCTTGTTTTGTTTGATAATAGCTTTAAAAACAAAAAACAAGTTCCCTCTACTCTCCTGTCGATTATTGGTATATAATAGGATATATTAATATTATAAGGAGAGTATATACAATGAGTGACACTGGAAAAACAAGGATGAAAATTACCATGAAAGAAGTTTAGAATCGTCTAACAAAAAACCATATGATATACCTAAAATGACAGGAAAACCAACGAACCAAGGAAATGATAATAAAGGGGGGGGAAATAATAAAAGAATTAAATTTAATTTTTGATAATATACCTAAACTATTACAATATTTCGTTCCAGGATATTGGACGATATTTGCATTCAAATATTTTTGTTCTAAGAAAGTATCAAACGAGATTATGAATATTATGTCATGTGTGGCAAGTTATATTTTAATTTCATTTGTAGCATTACTGCGACTAAAATGCACATTTATATCTGTTCTTCCTAATAATGCGATTATAAATTCTGGAATTGCTATATTGGAAGGTACTATATTTGCAATAATAATAGCTGTAATATTTTCCAGTAAATGGTTTTCAAAATTTACTGTGAAATTGTTTCATAAGACTCCAAATGAAGATATCTGGCGTGATATTTTAGATCTTAGGAATGGGTCAAATCTAAAAGTATATATTAAAAATGAAAAATATTATGTCATTGGACATCATAAAAATCACGAAGAAAAAGATGGTGATTGTTGGCTTGCAATATCAGCTTTTGCAAAGTTTGATAAAGATACAAATGAGAATTATAATGAAGAGCCGTCATTTTTAAATGATGACAATATTATATATACAATAAGATTTTCTGATATAGAACACATAGAAATATTTTGACAAATAGTGAAAATTGCAAAAACATTACAGAGCAGGACAACTAATCTCCTGCTCTTTTCTTATACACAAATATATTTAAAAACTAAAAAACATTTGAAGGTGATAATTATAAAAGTAGTTGCTCAATTATTGGAAACTATAAATTATGCCATTGAGAAAAAGACAGTGAATTTAGAATATGATTTTACATTACTCTGCAAGGTAACAAAAGTATATTCACAGGAACGGAAAAGTTATCAAATACAATACAAGGACACATTTTATAATGTAACAACAAAAAATATACCACTATATGTAAATGATATTATTCATTTAATTGTTCCAAAAGGAAATTTTTCAAATAAATATGTTTTAGAAGATGTGGCTCTAAATTATATCGAAAGAACAAGATAAAAATAAAAATTTTAGGAGGTGGATAATCTGAAACCAATTCTAAATGATGTTAACGCTTTTGACTCTACAGAAGGAACAACAATCACTTTTTCTTGCGGAAATCAGATTTTTGGGTCTAAAATCACCATTTATGATCCTGAGAGCAAAAATATTATATGTGATTTAGAGCCTGTTTCAAATATGAATACCTATTATGTAATTCCTCCAAATGTAGGATTAATAAATGGAAAACAATATGAAATGATACTCACAATATATGAAGATCACTTGCTCAGTGAATTACATTCTTATCAATCAGACAGAATATTGTTTTATTGCTATACACGCCCCTCTTTTTCCATGTCTCCGATTACTGTTGTAAAAGATTACTATATTATAACAAATCCATCTATTTCTTTAGATATAGATTATAAAAATACAGAATCCGATAATCCTCTTGGAGAATATTATATAAAATTTTATGATGAAAATAAAAAAGAATTATCTAATTCTGGAGAATTATATGGTTCTAATGAGACAAAAAAAGTATTTTCTGTCAGTGGATTGAACAATAAAACTTTTTACTATTTTCGGGCATTTGGGAAAAGTAAACATGGAATGGAATTGGATACTGGATTTAAAAAAGTATTTACTTCATTCATCGAATACGAATCATCATCCAATTTAAGGGTAGAAAATCACTATTGTGAAGGAGAGATTACAGGCAATGTATATATGAACGTGATTTTATATCGTTCTGATAAACCCGTTGAATTTGAGGATAATACAATTGCAAATCTAAAAGATAATAGATTGGAATATTATTCAGGATTACGAATTAGCGATAACTTTTCCATGTATATGAAATTAAAAGATATTAATCCAGATTCTTATTTTTTAAAATTTATAGACATGTATGATATACCTATTACTTTTTATTATTATACATACAAAGAATATGATACTATACGACTTCATAATACCAATGGAACAGATCCTGAAAAATTTAATCGTGCTATTGTGGAATATAAACCATATTTCTCTATAAAAGTAGGCAATCAATGTTACGTTACAAGCTTCTTCTCTTCTGCTTCTTCTTTGGAAGATTTGTCTAAAAAACATTATTCCATCGCTATGTCCAAGCATAGAGATATTATCAATTTAAAAATCAAAGAAATTATTTCATAAGGAGAGATATCAAATGCAATTTGTTGGATTAGGAAGTTTTTATTCGGACAAAAATTCTGTAAATTTAGCAACAACACATGTGTCTGACATTTCTACGATTGAATTGTCAAACGCGAAATTTGATTGTTTTTATGTTTCTACAGACATTAATTTAGAACAATATGAAAATGGAATGCCAGACGAATGGCAAAAAGAAACAAAAGATGATCATAGTAGCATTGTCGACATTACATTATTAATGACAGATTTTAAAAATACATGTAATGCGTGTTCTGTTGGATTTGATGTAAAAGATGTAACAAAACTTATGATTAAAAAGAGGAAAAATAAAGTTGGTGAAAACTGGAACAACTTCTTTATGCAACCAATCAATTCCGCAGAAGATTTCAAATTTACGTTCCATGACAGGTATTGTTCCTCTAAAACATCATATCAATATTGTATTGTTCCCGTAACAAATGGATTGGAACTAGACTTAAATACTGTTGTTGATATTTATTCTGATTTTGAGGGGTGGTATCTCGCAGATTCAGAAAATTTTTATGGAAGCAAATTTAATTTAAAAAGAAATTTATCCAGAAATACAAGTGGAAATTCTATAAACACATTATCTGGGAAATATCCATTTTTCTCAAAAAATAGTGTTTTAAATTATACATCTGGAAATATAGAAGCTATTTTTATTGGGCATGATAACGCAAATAACTTTGACATTGAAAACAGTTTTGTTTATAGAAAATCTTTTTACGACTTTTTAACAAATGGTTTTCCTAAATTTTTAAAATTCGATACTGGGGAATCATTACTGGTGCAAATCGGGGATTCGATATCGCAAGATGATGGAAATGGAGTATTATATGCTCCTACTACTTCTTTTGATTTTACTGAAATTGGAGATGCCGATAATTATAACGACTTACAAAAAAATGGATTATTATATGGGGAAATGATCACATGATTACACAAAATGATATTAACACTCTCCTACAAAATACAAAAAGTTTATATATAAAAGGTGAGGTTTTAAACGATAACTTTGAAGTTGTTAAAAATATTGAAGGTTCTATTATTTCTGGAGATTATAGTATCAACTCAGATTCTGATATAAGAAGAACTTGTAATCTTGACATACAATTAAATAAGTGTGATATAGATTTTACAGAGGAAATATTTTTTCGATATTATTTAAAACTTTATATTGGATATTATAGTTTCTCAGCAAAAGATATTTTATATTACTGTATAGGAATATATTGCTTTGACAATAATTCTACACAATATGATGAGAAGAATAGCACACTCTCACTGTCCATGATTGATATGATGGGGAAGTTGGACAATGAACATGTTGGTACACTTTACGGTGCCCTGACACCAATTATTTATGCTTGTGACCCTGAAACAGGTGAACGTAAAAATCATGATGAAATTGTTTTACGAAATATTGTCGTTGGAATAATCAAAGATTTTGGGATTCACAATTATATCGTAGATGATATTGGCAACTACACACATAGTAATACTGATATCGCAGGATGGGATGAATTGCCTCATGATTTGGAATTTTCTACTGGTAGTGGACTATTAGAGATTCTTACAACGATACGTGATTTATACCCATTTTATGAAATGTTTTTTGACGTGGAGGGTGTTTTTCATTTCCAGAAAATTCCGATGCGTGAAGACGATATGTGTATCTTGGATGAGAAAATTTTTAATCCTCTTGTAATTAGTGAGCAAACATCTATAAATACCTACGATATAAAAAATATTATAGATTTATGGGGCAAAGATTTGGAAGCAGATAGATTTGCATCTAATGATGAGACAGCTATGATTACTCATTCAAATAATGTTTATCGTGTCACTTTTGATAACTTTACAGAATCCTCTTATGTAGATGGTCTATTAATTGGAATAAAAATTCCAATCGAAAATAATCATAACGAAACTTATATAAATATTAATGGAATTGGAAATAAGCCTGTGAAAGATCAAATATCAGGATTACATATAAAGAAAAATTCGTTAAATAAAGATACAGTTTATGTGTTTAAATATAAAGCTTCTATTAATGGATTCTATCTTCTTGGGAATTATCAAATACATGCTGTTAGTGTATTGACAAACGGTTCCATGAAAGAGGGATTTTATTCTACAATAAATGAACGAAAAGAATTTTTTAAAAGGGAATTTAATACAAATGCAGTACGATTTATAATAGATCAGAAAAGTCCCTATTGTATTGAAAATATCGGATGGGTTGTACAAAGCATTAGTGATGGAGACTATGCAAATATTGATTCTGATTCTACAGCCCTATCTTCTGCTGAATATGAATTGTGGAAAAAATCACGTAGAACAGATTCAATTACATTAGAAACAATTTTGGTCCCATGGTTAGATGTAAACCAAAAAATAAAATATACTAAACAAAACGAAACTGAGGTAAAACAATATATTATAAAATCCATTCATGCAGATTTTAATTCTTGCACAATGACCTTAGAACTTATGAGATTTTATGACTTATTTATGACAAGAAAAAGAAACTTTAATGAATATCTGGGTGATGAACAAAGTCTCGGAAACCCATTAGTTTAGATTGGAGTTGATAAAAATATTTACGAAAAAAACATGGATAGATAGGAAAGTAGAAAATCCAGGAGGAAGGATTCTTGAATTTACTGATGGAAATCGTGAACTTGTTACTATTTATCGAAATGAAGGAACAATCGAAACAGAAGGAGATCTAGTAAACGCTGATTCCTTTAATGATTTAGAAAATAGAATTGAATCAGCATTTTGTGATTTGGATTTTGACGAATCTTTTTCTGATCATATAAATGACACTGAAATACATGTAAGCCCAGAAGAAAAATCCAAGTTAAATCAGATTGAAAATAAAGTCAATAAGGAAGACGGAAAAGGTTTATCCACGAATGATTTCACAGATGAATATTTAAATAAACTAAATAATATCGAAGATAATGCTGAGGAAAATACCATTGATTCTATTTATATAAATGGCACAGTGTTAATTCCAAATGAAAAAAAGATTGATATTCCCATTCCAACGAAAGTAAGCGATTTGATTAATGATCGAATATCAAATGCTTCTGATATTACATCTGTTAATGATTTTTCCCTTTCTGCTATACAAAATAATCCAGACATTACGGGGACTTTAGCTAATAAAATTAATTCAATACAAGAGAATTATGTAAAAAAAGAAGATCCTATTCATTTACGCGACAATAATGGAAATAATGAATCTTTAATATTGATAAAATCAAATCTTGACTTAATTGATGGCGATTTTTTTAGTATGAAAAATGATTGTTGCGCTTATGGAAACGGGATTTTTATTGTAATAACTATTGATAATAAAATATGTCGTTCTACTGACAATGGAGCAAATTGGACTTTTATTGAATGCACTTTTTTAGATGAGCTTGAAAATAATCTAAAAAACTTAAAAATCATTTTTTCTGAAAAATTAGATAAATTTATATGTTATAAAAGCAATTCCCGTTGCATATTTATTTCTGAAACTGGAGAAAACTGGGAAAAGATCAATATGTCGGATATATGTAGTGATACTGAGTCTATTTGCAATATATGTATTGGTGCATTAGATTCATTAGTTTTGCTTTGTCAAAATTATTATGATTCTGATAGCATACATATCTATGTTACATCCGATCTTATTAGTTATGAACAAAAAATTGAATTTTCTTTAAATGACAATAGCTCTAATTCAATTAGTATGACTAATTTTATAAGCGATTCAAAGATAAAATTTAATAAAACCTTAGAAAAATATGTTTTTACGCTCTCAGGAGGTTCATCTACTAGTCCAGCATTTATATGGTATTCTTCTGATTTACAGAATTGGTATATTTCTAAATGTGATGATTCTCCAGTAACTGTAGGTTATGCATTTGGATTCGAATGTGCAAAAAATTATATTTTTGCGTATGGGAAAAATACATGTTGTTATTCTACAGATGGAGAAAACTGGATTGAAATGCCAGAATTTAATTCATTATATGACATTTATATTAAATATGATGGGAAGAAAAAGATACTTTTATCTTATAGCTCACAAACATATGATAATGTAACTAAAGATTACCCATTGTGTACCTATGTAACAGATATTGATACACCAGATTTTCTAAATAATTGGACAAAAGTCCAAAAGAAAACTCACATGAATATTACCCCAAGATTTATTGGTACTGATAATTTGGGTAGATTTATAATTGGTGGAGATTATCGAAATCCAGATCCAAATTCAGATATAAACAGACTATCAATGATCTATTATATGGATTATGTTATCTCTTATAAAATGTCTGAAATTTCCGATGCTTTTAACTATATTTTAAACAAAAAAACTAATGTACCAGACATAAAGCCATCATCTATAAACGGTAACATTCTTATTAATAATACTGAATCTATTGTATACGAACATCCAAATTCAGGAGTAACCGCAGGTTCTTATGGAAATCCCTCAAATCAATCTCCAAACGAAAATAGTACTTTCAATATACCTTATATATCTGTGGATACAAATGGACATATAACACAAATCTGTGACCATACAATTACATTACCTGACTCCTCTCATGGAAATGTCGGAGGGGATTATGCAAGTAAAGAAATTTATGGTGATACTACTGTTAGCAGAGGAAGAAAAGAAGGGACAGATGTCGGAGAATTCAGTTTTGCTTTTGGACGAGAACTTGATGCTTGCGGATATGCTTCTTTTGCTTGTGGTTTTAACAACATAGCATCCGGAAGTTATTCTTATGTGCACGGCGGTACTAGTACTGTTTCTGGAACCTTTTCTCATTCGGAGGGGGAAGCAAATGTTGTTACTGGATATGGCTCTCATGCAGAAGGTTTGCAAAATGATGTATCTGGAGATCGCTCTCATGTTGAAGGGACTGAGAATAATATATCTGGAAATAACTCTCATGTTGAAGGGATTGGGAACGAAGCGACAAATGGACAACATATACAAGGACATTATAACGACCCGTCTATTTCTACAGGTATGAGTGGAATACTTAGTGGAACAAATAATGCAACTGCTTTTTGTATAGGAAATGGAACATCTGCCGCCAAAAGTAATGCAGTACGTATTGATTATAATGGGAAAATATGGGCTAAACAAGCTTATTCTTCAACAGGCGCAGATTATGCAGAATTATTTGAATGGAAAGACGGAAATCCTAATAATGAAGATCGCCGCGGATATTTTGTCACTATGGATGAAGATAAGATAAAGATAGCTAAAAATGGAGATTGGATTCTTGGTGCTGTATCAGCAAATCCTTGTGTATTGGGGAATTCGGATACAGAATGGCAAGGACAATTTTTAAAAGATGAATTTGGATCTTATATCATTGAAAATGCAATAGATTCTGAATCTGGAGAAACTATAGAATTTTATAAATTAAATCCTGATTACAATCCTGATTTTTCTTACTTAAATAGATTGCAAAGAAAAGAATGGGACGCTATTGGTATGATAGGGGTTCTTTCAGTGCAAGATGATGGAACATGTATCGTAAACGGATTTTGTAAATGTAATGAAAATGGAATCGCAACGAAATCTGAATATGGATACAGAGTTATTAAAAGAGTATCAGAAAATATTATAAAAATTATTTTATACCCTATATCATACTATATGTATTTTATTGATGATTTATATAATAAAATTAATCAATTAACACAAACATAGTAAAACTTCAAAAAGGAAAGTAAAAAAATGTCAAAAGAAAAACTTATCACATTGTCAAGACTATCTGCGTTTAAAGACCAGATAGTCTCTTTTATTTCAAAACATACAACAGATAAAACAATACACACAGCTATATTATCCCCAAGAAATATTGGAGTAACAAATGATACAACATTAGAAGAATTAAATCAGTTATTAATTTCAGATGAACAAACAAAATTGTTTTTTCAAACATGGCTGACTAATGGTTCTTGTACACAAATTTGGAAAGACGTTCTTAATAAAATAGGGAAAATAAATGTATTCGGAGATTTGTTTGTACAGAAAGTCGGAAGTACTCTTTATTACGAATTCCATTTATATAATAGCTCTACGATTTATGATTGGACATATTCAACCATAAATGAAAAAGGTGAGAGTGAATCGCATGAAATACAGACAACAGATGGTAACACAAGAGATAATACTGTCACGTTCATAAATGATGATGGATTAGACCCAAGCGCATGGACCGATGTTCCGGTATTGGAAAGCGATGAAAAACATAGTTCTATTTTCAATAAAATTTCAACAATGTTTAAGAATGTCCGTTATCTATATAAAATGATTGGAACAACGGATATATCTTCTATTGGTAACGGTACAATAACGGAAGCTGTTAATGCGTTAAACACGAATTTAACTAAGCAACCCCAAATTACTGTAACTATAGATAATCTAATCACTGTAACTGGTATAAAAACCGGCTTATTTGCAATGATTCAAGTATTAGTGCAACCTTTATCAGCTCCTAAAACCATTGATCTTAAACAATATGGATTTAGTGGATTTGAACCAGCTTTGAGTGTGTATCCTGGATTTTCAACAGGAGCGAGTATTATATCAAACAGTTTAAACAAGGATTGTATTTTGTATGTCAATTGTCCAAAGCTTTCGTTTTTATCGTTTTTTTACATTCTTAAAAATGATGATTAAATAGGACGAGCTGTATTTATTTTATTTAGTACTATCATCTAACGTCATATAGATAAACTCCATATTTCCGCCTGGTGGTGTTGCAGAAAAATGCAATGTTCCATCAATACTCAAATATCCGGCAATATTCCCTCTGCATATTCCGTAACTTTCAGCTAATGGTTTTAAATAATCGTCTAATCGAAAAGTTGTAGTAGCGGGAATGTTGCTATCGGTAGTTATAGATACTCTACATTGTACGATATTTCCTTTTTTATAACCAGAAAGCAATCTGGCAGTTCCATAATTAAAATTTTCGTATCTGAAATAATGTGGAATATGAGTTAAATTCGTGTTTTGCTGACTACAGAAGCATTTAAAATGGTACAACCAATTTGAACAAAATTTTTAATAGTAAATAAAACATTACAAATTTTATAAAAATTATTTTTAAAGAATTATTGGACTAATACAAAATCTTGAAGAGTATGACTCTTTTTTTATTTTATAAAGGAGAATTTTATGAGTTTAAAATATAATAATGTAACATTGCGAAGTGATTTTCCAGGTGAAATTGATACGCCTACTTATGTATCTGACTTGGATGTTTCCACTTTTCCAAAAGCAAAGCATTACCAAGAGTTATTGGATTATGAGAAATATGAAGAAGCAGAGACTTACTTAAATTCATCCGATAATGCGGATTTAAGAAAATGTATATCTTCTGCAAAGTTACTAAATGAATTGCAGGATCGAATTTGTGCTGCACAAGTTACAATCAATGCGAGAAACGCAAAACAAGAAATTATGATGCAACAAGAAAAACCATCTTATATCAATCAAAACACTGGAAAATTCTGGATAGAAGAAATCGGAGAAGATTCCGACGGGAAAAAGTACGGAAGACTCTATGTCAGAACAGGAGAAAATCTTGAAAATTCTGAATATACAGATGTGACAATTGAACCAGGAACCAGAAAAGAAGGGACTGAAATTGGTAAAGGAAGTTTTATTGTTGGAGAACAGAATATTGCAAAAGGAAATAATCAAACAGTAATTGGGAAATTCAATAAATCAGATAGTGAAAATAAATGTGCTTTTATTATCGGCGGCGGTTCTTCTGATTCTAATAGGAAAAATATCATGACCGTTGATTGGGACGGGAATTTAAACATAGAAAATGATATTATATTAAAAGATAAAACAAAACTGTCAGAAAAACAAAATATTTTAACTAAAATATACGAAGTGACTGAAGTCGATAAAATAGACATTGATTTTTTAAATAGTAAAAATTTATTGCCATTAACTGATTCAAGCTTAATTAGTGGTAGTTTTTCCCGCATATCAGATAATCAAAGTTTAAAAAATTTACCAGAATTATATCGTTTCCTTACTGTTCCAAACAGTTTATTTCATTCAGATAACAATAGTGATTTAATAGGTAATTACAATTGTGAATTCGTATTAAATACTTTTTATTATGGAGGTATATATAAACAAGAGTTGTCACTTTATCTAGACGGTGGACTTGGCTCAGATTTCTATTTATTAAATCTAATGAGCTTAGAGCGAGTCACAGAACGCAGTATGTATTCACATAGTGCTCCATGGACTTTATCATCATTTTCTTATTTTAATATAATGGGGGCAGTTCATACAATGTTTTCAGAGAACATTAAATTTAATTATGCTTATGTGGAAAATGGATTTGTTAATATTTCAATTAATGTAAATATACCAAACAAAGATACTGTAAATGGATACAATGGTAAAATAGGTTACATGCCTTTTAAATTATTTGCTCCGCGTAAAAATTTAAAAGTTTTTGCGTCTTTAAGGAATAGGAGCATTGAAACTATAGAAGGTTCATCTGAAACAGGATCTAGTATGTCTATATTAAGCAATGGAGATATATATTTAAATCTTTCTACTAATGGGCTTGGATATGAACAGATTACTAGTGGTATTATTAATTGTGATTACGTATTTAATTATCCATTATATTTGCATTAATACTTTATATTTTATCGAAATATAGAAATAGTTAAATTATTTTTCAAAAAGGAAAGCAAAAAAAATGTCAAAAGAAAAACTTATCACATTGTCAAGACTATCTGCGTTTAAAGACCAGATAGTCTCTTTTATTTCAAAACATACAACAGATAAAGATATTCACGTTACGAAAGAAGACAAAGATAGATGGAATGGAAATAATGAAGTATTAGGAACAACAGATATTTCTACTATTGGTGGAGGTACAGTGACGGGAGCAGTTAATGCATTAAACACGAATTTAAGCAACCTGAATGATAGCTTTTTTTACGATCAAACATATAATGATGGGAATGTCAGGGTTATTGTGAACTTATTCGGTAAATTATGTCAAATATATGTAATGCTAAAAGCTCCCGTTTCTAATTATACTCTAAATCTGAAAGTTATAAATCCTAAATTAGCGGCAAGATATACCGTTTTTATAACTCCAAGAGCTTATGTAATTGGTTATATAACAGATAGTATTTTGATTATTTCTGGGGATAACCATATAACGGAACAAAACATCGGTCAGGGAAGTTTTGTATTTCTAGTAAGATAAAAGGATCAACCTTCCTCAATCTTTTAATAAAGCAACAATTGTAAAATGTATAGCATCCGCAGTAGGTGTTGTAAAATGTAAAACTCCAGCTTGATCTAAATATACTCTAGCACTTACAGTGTGCTGATATACAATACCATAAGTTTCTAATTGTGGGACTAAACGACTATCCATTGACTTAAGGTCTATTTCATAATTGCTTAAAACTGCTAATATTCTTATTTTTATCTCGGCAACTCCTTTTGGTATAAAATATGACTCAATATAAATTTTGTTATCATAATAGTATCTTTGTTTAAATATTTTTGTGGTTAAATTCGTGTTTTGTGAAATCTACTTTTTATCCTTTTAGTTTCTCCGTTTGGCTTTCTTGTATTTTATTTATGTTTTTTGACAACATTTAAAACATTTCTAATCTTATCTTGTTAATCTTGACAAGGTTTTATTAATTTTATCTCTATATATTATTACTATTATGAATATTTTAAGTTGAAAATTTTCTATACCAAACGTAATAGAGGACAATCATATTGATATGGCTGCCCTCTATTGTTTCCGTTTTAGAGTAAAATTATAAATTTGTTTTAAATTATTATTATTGTACAAAAACAAAAATAGAAAATATTGCATATAAATAACTTTATTCTTTTACTCTTGTTTCTATACAAAATTATAAGAAAATACTTTTTAAGTATATTGTTATTCAACTGTCTTGACGTACTAATTTCTGCTCTTTTTTGACCCCAATTTTGACCCCAATTATTGCGATTTATAACGGTTTAAATCGGTTTAAAACGTTGCTTTTTGATAAACTCAAAAAAATAGAATGCCGGAAACATCGCATTTTCAGGCATTCTAGAGAATAGCGAGAGGGGGACTTGAACCCTCGACACTATCTCTATACGCCCGAAAATATCACGTTTATTGGTACTATTTTTACGTATGACCACATTTTGACCCCAATTTATAGAACCTTTAACAAATAGTTACCATATTCATTGCTTTAGCTTCTTCCTCTTGAATAGTATGAATATATTTGTTATATGTTATTGTGATATTCGCATGTCCCATAAGTTTACTAATAACTTCAATACCAACCTTTCTACGGATCAGGGTTGATCCAAATGTATGCCTTAATGTATGAAGTGTAATATGTTTATTTAATTCCATTCTTTTACCAACGGAATCAAGACTACATTGCAAATTCCTATGATTATTAATTTTGCCGTAATTATTACAACAAACATATTTTGACTTTATGTTATTTCGTTTATCATATTCAATTAATTCATTTAAATAAAACTTAACACGTTCATTTAATTGCAAAACTCTAACCCCAGATTTTGTCTTTGCTGATTCCTTTATCTTACTAATATATACTAAATCTTCTTTGCAATCATTATTTTTTATTCCACATTGTAATGTTTTGTTTATATGAACAATACTGTTTTCAAAATCAATATCATCCCATTCAAGAGCTATTGCTTCTCCTGCACGTAACCCAAGATTTAAAATTATCAAAAGGGAGATTGCATTTCTACTACGATATTCGTCTTTTGTTTTATACTTTTCTAAAGCAGCAATACGAAATTTTTCAATTTCATTATCAGTAAGTGAACATTGCTGCTTTGTTTTTTTTACTATATAACTCTTACTAGGCAATATAACATCATCACACGGATTTGATGAGATTATATTTTCTTTAACAGCCATTTTAAGACACGGTCTTAAAAATTGTAATATTTTTTTTAATCCAGACAATGCTAATGGTTTTACATCTTTCTCTGAAGGATGTGCATAATTGTCTATAAGTTGTTGAATATCGTTTGTTGTTATCGTACCAATATTTTTTCTTCCAATTGTATTTTTAATTTGTGTTTGAAACACTCTATAAAGTCTAGTATAAGATGATGGTTCTATTTTACCATTTTTATAAGTTACAAACCAGTATTCCGCATATTCATTTAATGTGATTTTTTTAGGTTCTCTATATCCATTTTCTACTTTTTGTAAATACTCTTTTGCTTTTTTCTTAACTTCAGTTTTTGTTGAACCATAGAAACTTTTTCTCTTTCCATTGACAGTCATCCTTCCTTCAAATCTATTGTCTGGACGAAGTTTTATATTCATATTATTTATAAGCGTCGAGACATTATTCACAATTTCACCTCCATATAGAATAACGCCAAGACAATTGAATATTAAATATTATAACATTGTCCTGACGTTATCTCAATATTTAGTAAAAAATTTCTTCTCCTATGCGATTGGTAATCCATTCTTCCAATATTTTAAATGTTGTTATGTAATCCTTACCTATTTTAACAAGCGGTAGTTCACCAGATTTAATCAATGCTTGTACCTTTGTTTTTTTAAATGGTAAAATTTCGTACAAATCTGATTGTTTTAATATTTTAAAATTATAATTTTCATATGAATTTGATGGTTCTAATATTCCAAACTTACAAAAATTTTGTTCTTTGTTTTTTTCATTATCATATTTTTCCTGTACTTCCAAATCCATCTCTATTCTCACTTCCTAATTTTTCTATAATTTCAAATTTTATATTTTCTTGATTTTTATTAATTCTAAACTGACAAATTCTATCATTTTGTGCGATAACGGTATCTCTCGTGGCATAGACTGGCATTCTCCACATATCTTCATCCCCACAATAGCTATTATCAATAACTGCCAAACTATTCGTCTGGATAATACCGTAATTTTTAAATGTAGAACTCCTTGGAACAATATTTGCTTCATACCCCTTTGGCAATTTCATTCCAACTCCAAGAGGAATTAATTTAAAATCACCCTTTTTTAATTTTACAGTTTCAGAGGCTCTTAAATCAATCCAGTCAGATTTTCTGCCTATGTATTTTATCTTATCAATCTTATCTGTAAAATATTTTATTTTTATCATAACACATCCGCTGTCACGATATTTTAGCAATCTGTTAGACATAGATCTCGAAATTAATAAAGAAATAATAAAGAAAATTATTGAGTAATAGTATTCTTCTGGAGTTTTATAAATATTAAAAATAGTAGCATATATGAAAAGCGAAATAAAACCAATGTCGATTATTGTCATAGTAATTAGTTTGTGTTTTATCTTAAAACACCTCCTGTACACATTTATTTATAATTTTTCTCTAAATAATCTATATAATCTTTCCATTTTCCAATAGAATGAATATAATTTTTTCCAGAAAGACCTTTTAAAGCCATATCAGATTTTATATCTTCCCATGAGTTGTTTTTAGTCACTAAAGATTTTATATAATTTTTTGTCATATGTGTTAACTCAATTATTCGTTTTTTATCTAATTTTTCTATTATGTTTTTATAGAATACCAGTTCACTATCTGGTATTTTATAATCTCTATTTTTAGGTAGATTTTTTGAACTAAACGGACTAATATCAGCACCACTTATTTTAGGTTTCAAATATTCTTCTAGTCTTTTCATATCATTTGCTTTAAATTGAAATAAAATTTCTGAATCAGTTTCTACTATATTAAATATGATATCACTCTTTAAATTTTCTTTTATCTTTTTTATAATATTCCGTCCTCTTCCGATAGATGGAATATATGCTTCCAATATAGATTTCCCATAATAAAATATCTTCACATTTTTATAACAATCTATGTAACAATCTACATCTTCAAAAGTTCCATTTAGTTTTCTAGGGAATTGATTTAATCTCAAATCATACTCACATTTGATACGGTAAATGCCTTTGTAATGTAAAATTAAATAGTTAGATATACTAATACACCAGCTTTCATTATTCGTTATTTATGTCTACTTCCTTATTTATTACAGGAGCATTATTTTCCGCATTTAATACTTTCGATAAAGCGAAACTTCTGTCAAAAAATATGTCTTTGTCAATATCGTTATAACTAAATAAGTATGCTCTTTTATCACGCTTGTCTACGCCAACGAACCATGTATCTTTTACAGTTCTGATTATTAATTCACATACTTCGTATATTTCAACTGGTGGTAAAATACGCGCATAATACAATTTATCTTTTTTCTTTAATCGCACCATATAATCATTAATTATTATACATTCTTCCATAAAATTATTGAGCCATTATTTTTTCTTGTTGCGTTCATGTCAATTATTCTTTGGTTTTGAGACCCTTTAAATGCCAAAGTTGAATCTTTTAATTCTTCTATAAATTTCCCATCGACTAATACGTCAATGTATGACAATAAATCATGGAATTCTTTTGCGGGGCTTTCTAACAACGATTCGTATGTAAATCCGGTATAACACCATATAGTCTTATTAGTGCTGTTTTTTATCTTTGATGCCAGGGTAGTAAATGCTTTTGCTTGAAAAAAAGGATCTCCACCAGAAAATGTTACATTAGGATTTCCTGATTGCTTTATAATATTATCATAAATTGCAGAAACAGATGTTTTTATACCACTATCTCTACTCCATAGGTTTTTATTATGACACCCTTTACATCTATGTAAACAAAAACTACTAAACACTACATATCTAATACCTACACCATCAACTAAAGAATTTCTCTCTACTCCACCTAAAAATAATTCATTATTCCCTCCTCCACGGTTTTTACAATTATCTTCATGTGGAACAATACATAGATTGTCTTTTGTATTATTCAATGTATTCCTATTTAAGTAATCTACGTCAAAATTCTTATCATTACAATTCATTATTACTCTTGATAATCCTATATCATTTATTGTTGATTTCACATATCCACTTGACAATCTCCATTTATATTTTTTTACCTTTTCGATATCTTCTGTATCAATTTTTGCACGTCCAATTTCTGTCCCATATGCATCCCTTAATACAATTTCACTATATTCATCTTTTGTGACTATTTCATTTTTCTGTGTAATTAATATTCCACCTTTTCTTTTAGCAATATAATGACATTTAGGGCATAACATCATATTTTTATATTTTCTTCTTGGTTTTTCTTCACTTCCACAACATTCACAAATTGCTTTCTTTTTATGGAGACAGCTTTGACATTTCAAAGGTTTATTAATAGTTTCTCTAAATTCTCTTTTAAATACTTTTCCACAATCTTCACACCTTACAGACACCTTAATCGCAGAGTTCGGATTAAAATCTTCTATTTTTACAGTAAAATAATCACCAAATTTTGTGTACGTGTATCCCTTGCTTCCATAGTATTCTTTGATTGAAGGAGACCACTGTAATGTAATCTCCTTATCAACATATAATTCTGTGTTATTCATGTTTTACTCTTAATTTCACCTCTTGTTGTTTTCCTTCATTGAATGCAGACATATAATCTCCTGTTAAATACCCAGTTACTCGTCTTAATCTTCTTATGTCGCAACATCCACATATAGGGCACTCGCCTCCTATTTCATCAGTATATCCACAATTTACGCACATATCATTTGGTACATTGACTGCGAAGTAAGGGATATCTTTATCCATTGCATAATTAACGATAGCCTCCAGTGCTTCTAAATTATTTTTTACTGTACTTTCCAATTCAACATACGTTATACAGCCTGCACTACTATAACCAGTAAGTTGTGATTCAATATCAATCTTTTCTGTTGGTGTCATTTTAATCCACACAGGAACATGAATTGAATTTGTAAAGAATTTCTTATCAGATACATTAGGAATTACACCATATTTTTCTTGAAATTTCTTCATGGATGTGAAACACAAATTTTCAGCAGGTGTATAATATACTCCAAAATTCAATTTATATTGTTCTTTAAACTCAGTGCATCTATCTTTGAATATCTGCTCAATTTGCTTTGCAAGCTCCATACCCTTATCTGTTGTGTGGTCACACCCAATAAGAATTTGAAGTGTTTCTGCTAATCCTAACTGACCAATCGCAAGAGTTCCATGTTTTAGAGCAGAACGAATATCTTTCCCATCATATCCTTCCATAACTCCATTTTCATACATAAATTTTGCTGAGTCGGGTGACTGATTACAAATCCATTCAAATCTCTCAAGTAACATATCCTTTGCTTCATGAATTTTCTGGTTTAATAATTGCATAAAATAATCAACAATTTCTTTGGTTCCCCAAAATGCTTTATTATTTACTATATATTCCTCTGCTTCTTTTGCCAATGTTGGCATAATAATTGTTACAGGACAAATATTCCCTCTTCCATCTTTTAATTGTCCAAATCCGTTAATATCCCATCCATTTGCAGTTCTACAATTATGACTGTAAATTCCACTAACTTCAAAATGATCACTTTCCGTTTCTACATCATAGCTATATTCAGACATATTACTGATTGTTGTTACACTATTTACTTCTGACTTGAAAAAACAATAATTTGTTTCATTTTCTACATAATTATCAAGTTTTTTATGTGATACAATAAATGTTAGCAAATCGTCACTAGGTGCAAATTCAATTCTGTATCTTATTGTATTTGGATTCTTTTTTGAATAATGGTTTTGATATACTGCACATGGCATTCCTAATGATTGTGCTAATGCCATTTGTTGCAATGCTAATTCTTTATTTGTTGATCCGATTTGTACAACAGATCCGTTATGTGTTGTTGGATTTATATAGTCATCTGCGTCAATCATTCCTGCTAAGAAACTTAATTTGGCATTATAATTCCATGAAAATACTTCATTAGGAATATGCCTTCTTGCTTTTGTAAGCCCTTCATACTTTGTTGACAAATAATCAATAATACCTGTAACATTTCCAACAGAACATAAATCTTTATAATTTCCCTTTGATCCTCTGTGTCTTTCTATTACTTCTATATTACTATCAAAGCATTCTTTCATTCGTTCAATGTAAGCCACTTCAATATCATCCTCAGTATCAAGTGCAATAGATGATGATAAATGTCCATCGTAACATCCATCACACAAAATAAATCCTAGCAGCCATGCCTTATGTTCATCAAAAACAAGATTTTCTTCATAATATTGAGAAGGATTAATGTTTATAACATCATTCTTTTTTAGTTCATCAGCTCTAACTCTTCCTCTATTTGTATGAAATGGATGATCTATGGTACAAATCAATGAACGACCATGTGACATTTTTACATTTAACCATTCAGAACTGGTATTCCTAATAACTTTTTTAACTGAAACAAAACCTTTTTCTGTATCATATATTTTTATATCATCAACTTCCAAATATAAGTTTTCATTATTTCCATTGACTTGTTGTTTGATATCAAAATAATCAGAGAGGCGATACCACATTCGTTTAAAAGATTCTACATATAAGTTATTCTTAAATTTATATGTTATAATTTCATTTCCTTCAACACATCCCATTGTACTGAAAAATGTTTTTGGATCATTTCTATCATATCCTTCATTACCAGACCAATCTACATTTGCATAGTTAGGATATAATCT